CGCCCCTTTCAACAACAAGTTGCATTTCCCGTCGAGATAATTGTAAATCGCCCCTTGCACATCGCCCCAGTACCACGCATCACCTATCCCGAATGACCCATCTTCATACTGCCCGAGATCAATCACATGCGTTGGCTTGTAGTTTTCAATCTCTTTTTTTGTGGCGAAGTCGTCAAGAGAATAAGCATACTGCTTCGTCAGGTTGCCCTCCTCGTCCCACACGACCTTGTGCACGTAGTCGTCAGACCCCACAAACATCGCCACATAGCTCAGAGATTCCCTGCCATATACAATCTTCGCCGATACCGGAGAAATGGCCGACCCGAAACTGGGGCTTGTCGTCGAAAAGTATAGCGCCTTATCTCCGTCCTCCGCCGTAACGCCCACCATTGTTCCCGCATCTTGGTCCGCATCGAAACTTACCGAGTGGTCAGCATCAATCTTATATTCGACAACACAATCTTCCAGAGCCTGTATCTTGTTTCGTAAAGCAGTATCCGAAACATTCGACAAATCCTTCTTCGCAAAATTCTCATTTGTGTAATCCTTCTGCAATTCACTGATCAAACCGTAGGAAACCTTTTTACCTCCATTTACTTCAAAAAAATCATCATCACCCAAATCCGTTATCGAAGTGAGCTGGTCAATCGTCTTCGAATTGGTTGCAAGTGCCGATAATACCGAGTTGACAATACTTGTAAGTTCCTCTTTTGTAATTGCCATAATATCTATATTTTTCGAGTGATATTTACATCTATTTTCCGATATTCGGTCGCATTGACACGCCGTATGATAAAACGGTTTTTCGTTTCAATGACAGGGTCTATATAGGAAACCCGTTGTAAATTTTGAGTAAATACAAAACTGTTGACACCATCCAGTTGCACGGTAAGTTCCGGCACACCGGATTCTTTCCGGGCATAACGCACTCCGTCAAGGTAAACGTATGTGCAACACAAGATACGGTTCAGCATCTCCGCAAACCATATAGGGCAACCTTGAGACGTTCCAAGAGTGAACTTATGTTGTGTTGACTCCAACGCATACAATTGCATGATATCGGCCTTATCTGTAACAAATTGCTCATTCTCGACACTGAACGACCAATTGCTGTCTTTAAATCCTCCCGGCACCCTAAAATCGAAAAAGTATTGCATATTGTCGATGAAGAAAACGGCATCTTCCCGTTGTCTGTTATTATGCATCGAATACTGTATAAGTGTTGTTTTGGACAACTCATTGATATCATCTGTTATCTTGATAGGTTGACTTTTTCCAATCCCATCAATTTCGACAGAGTAAATACCGGAAGAAAGAGACAACACGGCAAATTTGAGAATCGTATCCTCATTGACAGTCCAGCTACTCAATGCTATTTCAAACAATAGCTCTCCGGTAAGTCCGTCAACAACACGTACTCCACCGCCCCAATCACTCTCTCCGATCAACTCGATAAGTATTTGATCGGTCGTAGCAAATGTCTGGACATATTCGCTTGCTATGCCGTCCGTCTTACGCTCAATAAAAAACAACGGAGTAAACGGACTCACCATCATAACTCCACCTCCTTTACGATTAAATCATATTGAGCTGCTTCCATACGAGCATATTGAAGGGTTACATAACTGAGGAATCCTTTATAAGTAATACCGTTAGCACGTACACAAATAAGACTGTTCCCGTCGGGGATAGATACATCACCCGTGGTAAACGAAACCTTTCCGGCCGTAAACAGCGGATTATCAATAACTATATCAGAGGACATAGGAACATTGTCGATAATAATGTCCGAATTACCTTCACTAGATGCGAACCGAAGTGTCAATGGCGTACACATAGACGATATAAACCGGGCATTTGCTAACAAGCACCTATACGGACTAAATTCTCCGTTAAAAACAGTATCATCTGAAAGAGAACCTCTGATCGTAGTACTCCTATTCAACTCATAATACGAATCCTCACTTTCTGATTCAGATTCATGAAATGCGCTATATACAAAAAATACATCTTGATCGGATTGATCATCTGTCGTATCTGCGGCTCTTTTCTGTGCCAAAAATTCAAGACCGTAGCAATCGGCCCTATACTTACTGATAAGTGAAAGCGTTTTATCGGTTACATCGACCCCCGTTGTATAGGAGTTCGTGAAATTCCATTCATCACGGCCACATTCCGTTTCATAATCTTGTTTATCGTAGCCGATTTGTACGGAACTATATATTATCGAATCATCTACACTGTATGTTACATCGCGAACATGATTCAGCGTCAATTGATTTTCTCCGGCAAACAGCTTATCACGATGAACGAAATAAACACTTTGCGTATCCCTACAATCGGTCGCCACATTCTCTGCGGTATAGATATAATCAGAATACACGCCATCTTCATTCATGTAATACCACCTCCCGTCGAGAAGAGCATAGAACAATACATCTGTTCTCGCTTTTCCGGTTTTTGGGTTGTTGAATTTATCGGAACCGGACCAATTACGATATAACACATTCTCATTATTGGCATAAAATGCAGAATCCGGCTGATAAAACAATATACGGGTATCGGCGTCAGGTATGAAGTAAGTATTATTGTCTACTGTCAGTCCGGATATGAGTTCAAAAATGGTAAGATAATATGTTTGTTTGTCTACGAATCGTCTCCCTTTCTTCTCTCCTATATAATAGGTAAACCCGAATACGGTTTGCAACCAGTCGCAGAAGTCATTAAACGAGCTGTAAAATTTAGCGCCGGAAATATTCCGAATACTCTCCGCTGCCAAAATCAACGTATCGTCCAATCGGTCATCGCTGTCGATATGAACATCTACATTCAGACGGCCATCTGCTATTTTATCGAGTAATGTTTGGGCTACCGTTTGCGGTGTAAGCGCATCTATATATATACTTTTCGGGCGACTTTCCCATAAGGCTTTAATTTTCGACTCTACTACAATGCCAACATCCAATCCCGAGCTTCCTGTATATACAACATTACTTTTGTATAACAAAGCAAACATAGTTCCTGACGGCATGCCGGAGACTTCTATTGTAAATATATAATGCCTATCATGACATACAACATATTGGTTACCACGACTCCCTTCCACTTTTTTCTTTGTCCATGTCCACTCGACCGCACCGCTGTTTGTGGCAGGTGTATAATAGACTTCTTTTACATCTTCTGGTTTATGACTTGTACCAATTATGGCGTAGGAGTCCTGTGGGGGATCGGGGTAAGCCTTTTTCAGACTTGACAATGACGGGAAGTAACCGACAAACCTATCCGAGTCAGACTTATAACGGAACACATTGCCAAGATCTACATAATTACCATTATAATCTGGATTTGCTGCATCAAACCGCATCAAGTGAATTTCAAGACTTTCTACCCTTGTACGTCCATCGCTTTTTATTCCATTATATGTTATATCCGTCTCCATTCTTATTCTTGCACCGCTATTCTCCACTCGTAAAAAATAGGAACCACTATCTTCCGTTTGATCTGCAAAAGATATGGGGCTACCCTCAAAAGTCTCAGCATCTCCGATAATATATACCATCATTCGAGTAAAATCTGCCGCATTTTTGAGGGCAGCACTGTTTTCTCCCATACCTAAAATACCGGTCTCGTCCATATTGCTCATGATCTGATGAGTAACCATATTTTGCAAAGCAATTCGGTCGTATTTCAGGACTTTGTCCGATTTTATATCATTACCGATCAACAGTTCGTATTTTGTACTCTTATTTGCCGATATAAGTGCTGCCAAACTATTGTCTATGGCAGCTATCGACAACACGTAAGCGTCCCACGAAATCGTAGAAAAATCCAACGGCGCTTCAAATTGAACCTCCCACTCCCACCGATCGGTAATGGTAAGCAGGGTTAATATGGCAGAAGCTCTTACTCCTTCCGTGAGATATAAATCAAGCAGGAGGTCATAAGCCTCATTCACAAACTCGAATTTAGAGGAAAATGACCGTATTATACCGTTAAAATCTTTACGGGAATAAGCACAAAGAAGCTGATCCCAATTACGAACCTGCGCACTGGAAATCTCGTGCTTTTCACTACCAATTGTTAGAATATATTTCGTCAGCATCTCACTATTGCCATTTATGGCAATAGCAAAAATAGCCGAAACACTTCCTACATGAGCCGACAAGCCTAAATCCTCAAAAATACGAAAGGCTTAAATCGTTACACAACAAACTGATTTATTGAGCATTGAACAATAACAGGGTTAGAAATCGAGATTTATTGTAAAGGTTTATGAAGTAGGCAAAAACTTAGCACAATCAGTCTATAAGCATTTTTCTTATAAAAAAATTAAATCAGAACTAATAATTTCATACATTTGTGGCGTTATACCAAATACTACAAGTTATGAAAAAACTCTTTTTGCTTCTGACAGTTGCTTCGTGGTTGCTAACTTCTTGCTCTCCTTCTGTATTTATGCAAATCGCAACATTATCCTCTGATAATGTCAATCTTCAAAAGAGCGGTTCTTTTGCTTATGAAGATACTCTGATAACGATAGAATACGATTTTTGGTCGGAAACCGGGAAATTCTCTTTCTTGGTTACAAATAACTCGGATAATGATATATATCTGAATCTTGCCGAATCATATTTCGTAAACAACGGTTATGCCTATGACTACTATCAAGCACGGACATACACTTACACGAGCAGAAACTTGGCTTCGTCGAAATCATCTTCATCTGCTTATATCGCCGACCATGCCGGACTTACAACCGTCAGATATACAAAAAATCCCTATGGAATAAATACAAGCGGAACTTTGGCCGCGTCAAAAGGCTATCAGGCTTCAAGTTCATATACAGTAGCAGCTGAGAATGGCCTATCCATAGAATACAAGGAAAAAACTGTTATCTGCATTCCGGCCCACTCATCAAAAGCATTTGAAGAGTTTAATGTTTCTACGTCCGTATTCAGAGACTGCGGTTTCATCAGAGATCCGTATAAGGAAGAAATCGCTGTGAGGGAATTTACAAACCTCTCCTCCCCAAGAGTAATAGAAAACAGACTCATGTTTGAAATAGGGAATATTACGATTCCCGTAACAAACACATTCTATGTAAGCCATTATCAGAATATTTATTACCAAGACGCAACAGAATATGTTCAGGTGGAAAATTGCGACGGAACAAAAACGCGGGTGCTGGTAAATAAGATGTCGGCCAAAAACAAATTCTATATAACATATAGCGGTAACGACTTGAATATGCCCTCAAAAAGTGCCAATGACAGAACGTCCAACAAAAAAGTATCCTTCGGTAACTCTAATCGGCAAAAATTCAATGACGACATATACAGATAAACACTGTTCCAATTAACTCTTTACGGGAAAATTATCTGCAAATTGGGTGGTTCTCCCGTAAAATTTTTATTATTAATCTCCACAAATAATTAGAAATGCAGACTAAAACGAGATCAAGTAAATTAATAAATCAAAAAAACAACCTCATTATTATCCTCTTACATCTCAAAAGTTTGCTTACGATAGACATAATGTTTTTTTTGTTTTTATGAATCTACAATGTATATTATAAATAAGAATAATTGTCGGCTATATTCCAATTATCAACACTTCTTGGCGTTCTGCGTTATTTCTATTTAACGCGAACCCATGCTTCCCAAGAGTACAAATATATGTTGTTTGCTTATATCTATGTATAACTTCTTCTAATTTTTGTATTGATGGATATCCTTCAGTTGTATAAGATAAAGCAATTATAGAATCTCTATGCTTGTATATCAATTCATCTAATTCATTAATGTAATTGCTTCGTTTTTCAAATTCCCAATTCTTACCAATACCTATTTCCAAATTTACTTTTCCTCTATCTATGCAATTAGGTATTTCTGCATAATTCATTAGACCTTCCAAAAAATGATATCTGTTATGATAAGTTATTCCACCACTTTCATGTTTTGGGAAGTATGGAGTATCTATGTACACTAAATCTGCGTGCCTACCACAATTTAAAGCAGAAGTATTAGTTATCTCCACATTAGGTAATGTTTCAAATTGAAATGCATTCAATTCTTTAGTGAATTTTAGGAATAAATCTTTGAACGATTGATCCCATGTAACTTTATTACCAAAATTTGCTTTCACAAAATTTGTCCTTAGGTTTAAATTCTTACGATGAAACAAGTTAAATGGCCTCTTTATCATGCAACTCTGAAATAGAACATAGTATGCACTTGCCTTCTTTTCATCTTCCAAGTACTGAATATTCTGCACAACAATATCAATAGTTTCATCTTCATCAGGTGTATAATACACTTGATTGAAATTATCTGCTATGATATTTTGATATTTTCTTCCATCCACTCGTTGTAAAAGCATTAGTGCATCAGTTTCTGTGAATGAACCACGAGTTGAACACAATAGAGCTTTCGCTATTTCGCAATTGAAGGATAGAATATCATTATATATTATGCTTTTGCCGTTTTGAGCCATATAATACGAGACAATACCTGTTCCTCCAAACAAATCCAATACAGAATTGAATTCTATTTGGTGAACAGTCAAAGCGGCCCATATCTTATCTAATAATCGACGTTTTGAACCATAATATCTAGTTACAGGCAAATTCATCGGATTATAGAATTTATTAATGTCTTCATTTTTTCATATTCAGGCTCAACAATGCATCTTAAAGATATATTATCAAACTTTGCTAATGGAATTACAAAATTATATGTGAAGTGTTTTATATCCTCCCTCTTTTCATAACCATTTTTAGCGAAATACCAATAGCTTTCCTTTATTGTTTCATCACAATAAGGAGATATAATAATGTACTCAAATATTAAATCTGGATATGCTTCTAGTATAAAAGAATGAAATTTTTCTATTTTGCATATTGTATTATCGATATTAAACTTACTTAAAGTAGTTTTATTCTCGAAATAGACTATTTGATTATTGCTTTTTTTAACAAGTGCATCTATTTCGATAAAATCATTTTGAGCATCTGAGATTTTTGAAAGATGCACATTTGTAGCATAATCGCATTTTAATTCTTTTAAAATTTGTGTAAAAACATTCTCAAAATACTTACTCATGAAATAATAACTATATTGAGGCAATAAAGCATACACCTTTTTCGATTCTTTCTCAATGCAATTATTACAACGGGTTATTTTATGTTTATCATTTTCTATATGATTCACCCAATTAAGGAGATTATATTCACGGGAATTTTTTTCATATTCATATACACCCAACAATGTTTGACTGCTTGTAGTGTTAGGAATACCTGTGTAGAAACAAAAATTAGACAAGTGTTCTAATTCACTAATGCTATATACTTCTTCAAATAGGTGCAAAAACTGCGAGGGAATTTTTTTTTCGTTCCCCTTTATGTATAAATTATGATGTAGAAATGATAATAGTTTGCAAAAATCACTTTCCTTACATTTTTCTATAAATGGCTTAAGTTGTTTTATATTAGGCACAGCTGATGTTGCGCTTTTTGCTGGCGCATATACTTCTTTCAACATGCACCAAAAATAATTTACAGCATTCTGCTTAACAATGTAAGCATCCATATTGTCAAGAGGCAAAATATAATCTCCTAATATTAAACCGATATTCTCACCATTATTATGAGTCAACTCATTCAAATTGATAGTTGATATTTCACCTACAACAGATGTAAGATGTTTGTCAATCCAAATAGAAGAGTTATCAATAGGACTAATTCTAAATAAATCAAAATTAATCCATTCTTTAGGAATTAAAGTCGATTCTAAAACTTCTGTTCGCTCAATTTTAACAATCCTAGCATAGTTTGCTTCTGTCAATAAAGAGCATATTCTTTCTTTATGTTTTTGTAAATTAGGATCCTTGATAACATCAAAGATGCGTTCTATGGGATTATATCTCTTTATCCAATTTGATATCACTTTTTGAGCAATACTCTTATCAGCACCTTTGATTATAATTAAGTTTCTTTCACGGTATAATAAAAACACATTTGTCTTGCTAAAATAGTCAAAAGTTGAATACAGACCTTCTTCTAAGAAAGATACTATATCAAACAAGAAAGAATCTTTTGTTGTAGATTCTGTTAATTGTTTAATTTCACATATTTCGTCTATATTGAAAAGATCTGTAATACATTCATTAAACGGTTGAGTATTTCTCTTCTCTATAAATATGTCAACAACAAGATGATATATAGAGGAAATAAGATCCTCCATATTGATCTTGTATGTAAAACAAGTATAATTACTTTTACTAAGAAGTCCCATATTTATTCAAACACAAATTTAGTAGCTATACCAATCAATTCAAGTATCTCTGGTTGTTTATCAAAATTCCATTTATACATATTCAATAGAATGAACAGCTGAGCAGGATTATACTCAATAATTTGAATACTATTGTTCTCTAATGAAAAATCTGAATATGACAAAGACATTTCGTATGGTACAAAAATGACGAAGTTGTGTATACCCCTGTTTTCTATAAAATCCTCGATCCGGCTTTGAATCTTCAAATTATCATTAAACAAGAAAAAGTATGCCTTCTTGGCAGATTCACATATAAACGATTGATAATCACGCCTTAATAAATTCTTATCAACATCGTTGTAACCTAATGACTCAAGATAATATTTCAGAGGATCAAAAATAACTCGAGAAAGATTGCTAAATGCAGATTGGGACTCCAGTTGTACTTTTGTATCTTCATACAAGTCATTTAAAGATTTGTCTAATCTTAAAACGTCTTCTATAGATCGCTCTTCTTTGAATTCCGTATTTCTTATTAATTCAGCTGCAAATTGTATAGTTCTTCTATTATTTGTAAGTTTTTGATTTCTTGCAAGTTTTCCTACTATATCTAAAATTTTATCATTATCTATTTCTATAGATAACAAATCGGATAAAAGTTTAATAAGTTCGGAAAATTCTGTCTCCGTCTTTATTTTTTCAATCGTTATTATGTCTTTATTTAACCTTTCATATAATGGAGGACATAAAGCTTGAACATCTACACCATTAGTTATAGCTGATATTAAGTAATGCCCATTGATTTTATTAAATAAGTCAAGTAGTTCGCGATAGGATGTAAAAAAATGAGCCATTCGCTTGTTGGACTTATCATTAATTTTCTCAAGTTCGTCAATCGCAAATAACAAATAGACTCCCCGCAAAGCAAGTATATTCATAAATAATACAAAGACTTCTCGTCGATTAAAATCGGTTAATTTTTGCAACTGATACTTTGCAAAAGATCCTTTCGAATATAAACGCCCCGTGCCCAAGAATATTAGGTTTTTAATATCATCTTCCGTTAAACCTTTATCAAATAATTTCTCAGTATATTCCTTTATCAATGAAAAATCATCATTGAAATTATTAACAAGATTTGCAATGTTGAAATCTGGAGTTCCTTTTAAATAGACAATTTGATCTACCAATTCTGTTAAGCATGAAGCCTCCAAATGTTGCATTAAGAATGTGCATAAATCGATTTGTTCAGGATTTGCACGACAATACACCATTTTGATGTTTAAATCGTCATGAATTTTAAAATACAACTCCAGATATTTAAGAATATTAGTTTTTCCATCACCATATTGTGCTTGTATGACAGTCGTTTCCATACGAGTGCCATCTATTTTAGATAATTTTTCACCAATATGCTCTTTAGCTTTTGTTTGTCCAATTACTAAATATGGGAGTTCTGGAACTTTTCCTTCAGACCAATCACGACGTATAGCATCAAGCCTTGGCTTTTCCACATTTTGCCTACCCCATAAATCTACACAATCTTTCATATTATGATATTTTAATTTTCAGTACTGGAGTTTCTCGTATATAAAAGCGTTTTTTTTGATCTATTGTTGATACAATATTTATAAAAAAGATATTACGATTCATTCGTTCTGTTTCATAAAACTCTTTTATAAATTTACCAAAACTCTTATAACTCATTTTCATATAAGCAGACAAATCGTATAAGTCAACGTATCCATTTACACAATCTTGTCTCTTTAACAATGTTTTGTAAGCAGAGAAAAAAAATTTTTTCTGCTTATTTAACTTATTTCTAGACCTTAGTTCAGACTTGTATTCGCTGATATTATTAAGAATATCTTGATATATTAACAAATATGATTTTTCTTCTTTTATAATCCTTATTAAAGTTTTATTAACAACCCCCTTACTAGATACTGCCGATAGCAATTTAACCCAATGACTTCGTACATCATAATAGTTTTGATGACTTCTATGAATGTAATCAAAGTGCGGTATTGGATAATATCTTTGTAAGAAATCAAATACAATTTCATCTTCTTTTAATTCATATTTTAAAGATTCTTTGCGGAGTAAACATATTGACAAAAAGAAATGTGCGTCATAATGTAGCACCTGCTGCAAATACATCTTTCTATCTTTCTGCGAAATATTTGAAATCCTCTTATTACGAATTATTAATTCTGTATTCCACACAAGACTATTACCGTCATTATCCAAAAAATGAAGTTTGTCAATGGCTAAATTCAAGTAGTAACTAGCAGCTTTATATGTCGAATATATTTGTTTTTCTATTCCTGTTCGTTTTTCTTTTGATAGAATTTCCTTTAAGTACAAGGAGCGTCCATCTACTTCAATCGTTGAAAATTCTAAATACACAGCATTAATAGCGTCTTGTGATGGTATTCCATTAGAATCTTTAGGGAATCCATTATACAACCATTCTAGCAGTATAAAATAAAAATCAACGATTGTATCTTTATAGTAAAAACAATTTTCTTTCTGCTTTTGACGTTTTGCATAAAAGAAACATACCCATTTCACAATCCATAATGGTCTGTGAAATGGTCTATGAAGACTATGCAAAACATTATATGTCAAATTTTCTTTTTCCATCAAAGATGAATTTCATTTATCACTAGATAAGGAATATATTCTCTCTCATCACTACCAATATAGTATCGACTTTCTAATATTATCACCTACTCTATATATTTCTTAAAAACTTTTCCATTGTTCTTCTGGCTAAGCAACAAATCCTCATAGAGGACAATATTTTCCTTTCTACAACATCTTTCATAACAAAATATTTTCATCAGCTCAAAAATACATCATATACACCATATATACAATTACACATCATAGATTTTCATATAAATTGCTATCAATGTACTTAAATTCACAACTAATCTCAGATACACTATCAAACTATATTAAAGCAAATCAATAGACGTCTCCGATATTGATTCTCAATGGCAAACCGATGCAGTCTACGATCTAGCGATTATATCACGCAAATAAGGTTCTCAACTTTGAAGCTACGAAAGGCTTTTCTTTCTGTGTCGTAATAGGACATTGTCTTGTATGAGGGTTTCGTTATCTTTTTTCCTCCGAGTGTAGCACCGGAAGGCATATCTTTCAATGTTCCATGAGCCTTTCTGACACTCCCGTCCGATTTAAAATAATAGAATGCAACTATTCCACCCCGCATCGCTTTGGCAAGCCTGTACAATTGCCATGCTTTTATCATACATATACGCCAAGACTGTTGCGTTACTTTGCAAAGTTGCCATGCATACTTCATCACTCTGACTCGAAAATTACTTTTCTTTTCCATAATATCGCTTGTATTGGTTTGACTTTTAGGTTATATACAATAAAGATAACCATTAAAAGCAAGTAATACAAACAGATATATCGCCATTTGCATCAGAACAAACACCTTAACTTTTACTGACTTTGGAGGGAGAACAACCGCCTACAACTAATACAACGCTTCATGTAATATCTTACGTCCTGCTGCAATACGGCTTTTCACGGTTCCGGTCGGTATGTCCACCATCTTCGCTATCTCATCATAGCTGAACCCTTTGGCATAAAGCAGAACACACTCTATGCAACAACTCTTCCGGGCGCATTTTCGAATCACAGATACAATACTCTCCAAAGATGCCCGTTCGTCGGCCCTATCACGGGCAGCATATATGTCGTAGTCATCATCGTCTATTCGGGTAAACATCACACATCGACGGCGATTATACTGAGTGATATATGTATTGCTCATAATGGCAACGACCCACGGTTTGAAATTTCGTTCGGGATCAAACAAGCGGCCCTGATTCAAACATTTGTATATCGTCTCGCTTGCAAGGTCATCGGCGTCATCTTCATTGGTATAATAAAAACGAGCCTGACGCCTTATCCAACCGACATGTCGAACAACAAGCTCCTCTATATCCATCGTTTGGGAGCTTTTACAGTGATCGATCGGTATATTTCTCTTTCTTTGGCACAGCACTCCCTCATATTACGCGCCGCACTGTGCAACCTGTCAATGGCAGTATCTATATCATCGTAGCGTCGGCCAAGTTGCGAACGAATGATAAGTAACTCCGACAGTATTCTATCGCACTTTTGTTCTATACGGTCAAACCTCGATGGGCGACGACGGTATTTGTCGTATCTCTTCCTCGTCATAACATTGCATTTGTGTGCAATGGGTTACTAACGAAGCCGACAGAAGTGCGTCATAATAAAAAAATAGGACGTGCCACAATAAGTACACGTCCTATTTTCTACCAAAAACTTCTTTTTTATAATCAGCGTTTCTTCATGGCTGCTATCTTAGCTTTTATCTCCCGATTATATCGGGCAACCAGATGTGCATATAGTGTTGCTTTCATCGTCGTCGGTTCTATTTGGAACTTGAAATGAGCCATCAATGCAGCCATTTGCCCGTCAAACTCCATACGGATATGCGATGTATTCGAATTTTCGTTATGTTGCCCCTCCTCTATTTCTTTCACCGTCAGTTTAGCACGTTCAAGACGAGAGGTTATCTCGGCCGACACTCTCTCATCAGTCATTTTATCCGTATGAACGCCATATTCCCGCAGTATCTCCCGAACATGGTCATACCGTCCGAGGATAGAGAGGTTCTTGCACATAGTAAACAGTATCACCTCTATTTTACCTCTTATCATCTCCTCGATTCGAGATAAATACGATTTGGCCGAGGACGCATCGGCTATACTCTTATACTCAAAAACAATGTTTCGTACAGTTAAACCCAAACGGGAAGGAGATACAAACTCATGTTTGCCGAGAAGTACACCCGTATTACCGCACACAAGATCGATAAATTGGGCTATCGTCAGATGTTCGAGTTTCTCTATCATATGTTTTTGTCGGTTTTAATAAGTGCAAGCTGTGTAATCGTATCCTGATTCTTTCGAGAATGATTCAGAGACATAAAGAGATAAATTACCTTATCCATTTTATCTTCCAGCTTACGGTAATCATTATTTACAATCACAGGTGTATCATTCCCCGACTCATTAACGGTTGTCGTATCGATGATATGATCACCAATCTCGGTAAGGCTCGGAATAACCGTCGCTCCTTTCGGCATGTTTACCAGTGTCGGAGTATCGGGAGTAAGCCAAGCTTCACCCTGATAGAGCACGACTTCTTGACGACCCCCATCGCCCACGATGGCAAGACCACCCCGGTGATAATCCGTTCCTTTGGCATATTTAGGCAACGGAGTGGCAAGGACAGTAGCGAGTTGCAAGGCTCCGAGCGCAGAAACGACAGCCATCATCGGTATAGCCGTCGGCCACCCGGGTTTTACCCACAACTCCATGAGAGCCATCGCTGTATTGAGAGCGATGTTGGCTACCGACAATGCCTTATCGTATTTCGCTTGCCGTTGTTTCGTCTGCATCTTTTTCTCTTCCAGTTCCTCATTCTTTTTTGCAGTGCGCTCTTCGGCCGCACGTTTCCGGGCTTCGCCTTCCTCTTCCGTGATGACATTCTGTTCCACCAGTTCGGCAATACGTTCCTGTTCCGCTTCACCTGCCTCGTTATTGGCCTCCTGCTCTTCTTCGATTTTTTCGATTTGTCCGTCAAATACCGCATTAACAAGCTCTCCGATGCCATTCAACACATCTCCTACGCTTTGAAGCCAAGACTGAGCATTGGCAATACGTTTCTCTTTCGCGTTATTATCCGCCTCCGTCGCATTTTTAATCGCCTCTATCGTCGCATCAGCCACTTGATTTTCCAAATCAATCTTAGCCTGAGCCAGTGCCCGCTCCCATTTCAGACGATCCTCGGCCGACAAGTTTTCAAGGTCGAGGATTTCTTCTATCATCTTGATTACCTCCTCACCGGACTTTTGCGAATACTGAACCGTCAACTTATACGCATCTTCCTCATACTTCCGTTTGATCTCCTCCTGCATGGCGGCATTACCTCCGGCCATAGACAATTCCTTTATATACCGTTCTTTGAGAATATTCATCTCTTTGGAATAACTCTGATTACGCATAATCTCTTCCGTCGCATAACGATCCTGTATTTTATTGGCAAGTTTATCGGCATAATCGCTTTCAAGGGCAAGCCTTTGCCTATCGAATTTCGCATTAATAAGGTTGATATCAGCACCGGTCTTCTCGGCAGCTTTGATTTCCGCAACCCGACATGCTTCTATTCCGGCCAGTCTCAAATCGAGCTCCTCCTTACTTTCTTTTTCAACAGATGCCAAACGATTCTCCAAATTGATTCTGGACAGATTCTGTTGGTATTCCGATTCACATTTCTCTATCTCTTTCATCATCTGCTCGATAAGTTGTATGCGAAGCTTCTGTTCATTCTCGGAATCACCGGTAATCGAATCCATCTTTTTCTTGTAATTGAGTTTGATCAATGCCAAATCTTTTTCATGTCCATCTGCCATGATAGCAATTTTGGACTCTTCCAACTCTCGGAGAATTTTCAGTTGTTCTTGGGCTTTTCTCTTCGCCTCTTCATCGGGCACTTTGGGGACATAGCCTCTTGCATTTCCTCCCGAAGTCCCCGTTCCTCCGTTTCCGCTTCCCGACTCCATATCAGCCTCGATCGGAATTTTGATGGGTTCTATCTTACCATTCTTTATATCGTTCATACCTTTTACAACAATGTCCTTATAATCGGAAACTACCGATTTGGCAAGGTCTGAATAAGATTTGGCAAAATCGGAATACCCCTCCTTCATCTTCGAGAAATCAAGTGTAAACGTCCCCTCCAACACCTTTCCTACCGCTTTTACCTGATCGACCAAAAAACTCAATAAATTTCCTATTTGGGCAACAATATTTTTGAATTGACCGACAAAAACCGTCCAAACCGTACGTATAGCCACACTGTTGTTGTATAACTCGATAAACCAATTTATCAAATCCACAGCCCCCCTTATTATCGCTACCAATCCATCGTTGACAAATACCTTCGCCTGTGTCGTCATTTTTTCAAAACCGCCGCCCGTCTGGTCGAACACGGAGGAAATGACATTTTCCAGTTCAATTTGGCTACGCAGTTGCTCTTCTTGAAGCCGGCCAAGCTCCCCCGCCCGCTCTTTCACGCTATCAAGATTGGTGTCAATGTCTTTCAAGGTGAGGATATACTGTAAACCAGCATCTTCTCCGGGACCGCCGAAAATATCAGCCAAAGCAGTACCGACCTCAGAAGATGATTCGGGAAACTCGGCGAGCTTCTCGGATACTTCCTGCATGATCTCGAACGTTGTCTTGCTGCCACTGGCCAAGTCTTTTTGAACTTGTTCCGATGATATGCCTATTCCCTCCAAAGCGTCTTTCGTGGCCGTCGTCATCTCCCGAATTCGCAAATTGCCCTCCTTGATGACATCAATCCCTTTATCGGAATATATACCGGCTTGATTGGCCTGTGCTATAATGGCAACAAACTCTCCGGCCGATATTCCGGCTTCTCTGAAATAGGCGGGATATTCCTTGACATTCTCGATAAACTCCCCGTTTGCATCAGCACCGGAAACAAAACCGTCTTCCATGAGTTTAAGAGACTCCTGCATCGATATGCCGAACTGTTTCGACATAGCATTAGCAGCTTCAAGCACTTCCCTAAAATCTTTATCGTAAGCATCAGCCACCGCTTGAACCTCGTTTCGGATACCTTTAAGTTCCATACCCGACAACCCCGTAAAATCCTTCGTCAACTTGGTTGCCTCCACAAGTCCTTTATTATAGTCATACCACCACTTGAAACCCGCCACAACGCCGGAAATACCGAGTATGGCAAGTACCCACGGATTGGCCAAAAGTCCGGTCAGTGTTTTTCCGAGTGCTTTTGTTTTGGTGTTTAATCCGTCTATGAAACTATGTCCGCCCGAATTGGCAAGGGATTGAAACGATCGTCCGAATTCGGTATTGATTCCAACAATAGACAACAAAGAATCCGCATATTCCTCATTGGTGCCGGTAACACTTTCTATCATTTCATTGTTATCGGCAATCCTGTTCCGATACATTTGTATGGTTTCCGTAGCTCCGTCTGCATTGACATCGACAAGTTTGAGAGCAGCGGCAAGCCGCTTGTTCTGTTCCTCTGCCTCCTCGACCGTTGAGGGCATCTTATCCAACACATCAGAGACATCCATTATCCGCAAGCGATTTTCTTCTATCTTGGCGTTAATTTTTTCAAGCGTACCGACATAATTCTGGTCTGATTGGTCTAACTGGGTTTTCGCTTTTTCCAGCGCTTTATTCTGCTCAATACAACCATCTATCGTAGCGGCATTAAGAGAAAGTACCCGATTAAGGTCTTCTGTCGAAGCTACTCCGTTCTGACAAGCAATGGCATAATTACCGACATTCCTCTGAAACTCGCCTTGATCGGCGGCCAAATCTTTCAGATGTGCATCGAGATTCTGTATCGTTTCTTCCAATTCTTTGCCATAATCCGAATCGCGCCCCTCCGCAGACAATTGCTTGTACGCCTTTTTCAACAATTCCAGTTGTTGAGACATATGGGCGTAACTGTTTTCTACGCTCAGGTTGGCTTTTTCTTCCGCCGTAAGCAGTTGATTGAGCATCGCTTTTTCTTGTTTGAGCTGGCGAGATACAGCGATCAGTTTCTGCTGGGCTGCCATATACTCATCGTTTGTCATCTTCCCTTCTTTGAGCGCTTTCGTACTTTCTTTTTGAGCCTCTTTATTTTTTCCGAGTTCCCGCTCTATCTGAATCAACCTTTGCAGTTGTCCGTCGTAAGTATCATGGAATTGTTCCAACAGACGCTTTGCCTTTTCATTTTCGGTATAACTGTCTCGCTGAGACTTGTTGAAACGTTCCTGCTCCATCAATTGTCGGGAAATGGTATTCGTGGTGTCGGATATGACTTGTTTCTGTTCTGTAATGACATCATTCAGCCGACGATTTACATCAGCCGCTTGTTTACTCTTCTCGACAAGAAGGGTTTCAAGGCGATCTATATCCCCGACAACACGAATATTTACATCCACTCCCTTCGCCAAATCTTTGGCCACACTTGTATAAACAATAAGAAGATTCTGCATCTCTCCGCTAAGTTCCTTTATTTTCTCTATCGCCTCCGGGGCGACAAGGTCCGTTATTCTCGTTTCGCTCATGTCAATATGGCGTTATATATTCAACAATTTCGTTTTCGGGGTCATTTTTATCTATCGGAGAAAAATCATAAGTACCGTCCATACGCCGATACAGTACAACCGTCTCATTCTCCATCTTAGCCCATGTTTTGGCAAGTCCGCGTATCCGGTCCACATCTTGCCACCTCCGTCTATTCCCACACGCACAACTCATTTATATCCACATTTTTTGAAAAAGTTTTTTATAGCTGGTAACATATAGATTTCATTAAAATACTCAACTGCAGTCGGTCCCATATTGAGTATATCATCTCCATATTTGGCTACAATAGCCGGGCCATGCCCATTTCCGGGATCAACCTCCAATACATCTCCTTTGCGGCTGGCCACAATCTCGGAATAGAATTTTCCGTTTATAAAAAGGTTGGGTACATCATCGGGACGTGGAGGAAGGCCGAGCATGCTACCAGCAACCGGGGGTGTGATACCTCGCTTCCAAGCCTTATAATCTTTGGCCCGGTGGTACCAATAACCTTCTTCCTCAAAAAAAGGATCGTCCTCATAACCGGGTGTCAACGGTTGTCCCTCACCGTCTTGTCCGCTATACATCTGTTCGGTAACGGCAAGCAGCACTATGCCTGAATTATTTGACAGACATTCCATACAAGCCTCCTCGAATCCGTCCGCAATCTTTTGAATGATATTTGCGACTGTTACTATATCCATACAATAAAATTGGGGGGCGGAGTATCACCCCGCCCCGTCATGGTTAGATTTCCGATTTTTCGTCCACTACCGGTTTGGTGATCAGACCATATACCTGAGTGAGCATCTTCTTGCGGGTTTTCCGATCCCGGTCTTTCCAAAAAACCTCAACATGCATCGCCACAAAATCTTCCTGATTCAGTGTCTTTACGGCCTCTTCGTTAAAGTTGACACCCTCGTATTTCATACGCAGTCTCTGTTACAATTGTTCGATGCCTTTGATACCGTTCTCATACAACTCTTTCGGCGATTTCAACTTGATTCCGGCATCGCCGGTACTCGTAATCGTGATCGTATTGGCTTCTTCATTATAAGTTGCAGCCGTCGGATTACCAGTCAACACCGTAGAGACTCCCGCCGAAATCAACGATGCATACACCGCGGTAACATCGTTACCGCCCATATTCTCGATGATCTTATAATCGTTTTCTCCGGAAGTTACCTTTACAAGACTTACCGAAGTGAGACCAAGTACCAAACGTTGCGGTTTGAAATCGAGCTGAATATAGTCGAAATCCATGATGGACAGCTTTGCATCGGCATGTGCAAACGTTACCGTCATCGTAGCCTTCGCCGACGATGTAGGATGAGGTGTGGCATCGGAATACACACATGACATCGGAAATCCGGCAAGCGTATCCGTACCGTCATTAATACCATAAAGGAGATTATCTTCATCAAAGAAATAAACCTCCCACTCTTTGGTGGCGTTCTTGGTCAGAGACGCATGGAGTTCGGGATAAAACTTGTTAAGGGTATATGTGTCTTTTCGGGCAGATATACCGGTTACTTCTTCACCCCCATAACCATTGGCAGAAGTCTGTACTTCGCCGCCATTCTTGGCATACTCAGTAAAAGTGATGATACCGTAAACCCGGTCGGGACGGTCAGCATGGCAAAGTTCTTCGAGTTTATCTCCCGTAAGGTCTTCCGGCAATTTGGTTCCCGGTTCCACAAGAATTGCCCCTTTCATTTTGCCAAATTCAGGTGGACACTTGGATATGCCCGTGTTGAGTTGTGCGTTTGTGCACGATCTAATTTTTCTCATTGTTCGTTGCAATTAGGTTGTTTGACTTTTAATTCAAGATTTGAAATATTTATGGCATCTATGGGCTCACTAACGGCGTCCCCGGTACCGGTACGGGCACCATATCGGCCATAAGAGTAGTTTTCAGAGTAATCATGCACGATACATTCATCATAACCAAAATCGAAACGACCGTCATCTATAAGCGATTCCAAAAATCTCCTGTAAATAGGCCGTAACACATTCTCAAACGATGTTTCCCGCCGCTGTTCATTGCTCCACTCCCGCCTCGTCGAGCAAGCGATAAGAATATTCACCTTGGACATTGAATAGTAATCGGGGCTGTTTCTCTTTTCACTGAACGGGCAAAAAAGCGCTATCAATGGGAATTTAAGGTCGTTACCCTCAGGGGTCTTACTCAGCTCGTCAAGACGATCCTTGACATACTGGGCATTACCGAACGTGTAATTAATCGTCGGGCACTCTACCGCCTGACAATTACCCTTATAATCAATCACTACGAGAGTGCAGCCGATAGCCGTTTCTTTCACTACATCGGCGATAATCTCGATTATTTCCCGACTCTTGCGGTCTGTGTTTCTCATAGATTGAGACTGTTTATCTTTGTCAACATCGCACTTGATACTTCTATACCGGATACGGCACAGTCCGAAGACCGGCACCATTCGGCAAATATTCTGTTCCTTTCCACCATCGTATTCCATACAATAACCTGTCTACGGATAGGCGATACATACTCATTCGCACATTTGAGTCGAACAAGTCCGGTTATCGTCGCTTGCGTATTATTTTCCCGGACAATGTGATAAAACACATAGTCGGCAAATGATTCTTTCAAACGCTCACACACGTCCTCTATACAGACATCGCCATTTCCATCATTTGTAAGGTAATCTTGTACCTTCTGCCCAATGATCGACCCAAGCATACGAATTAAGAATCCTTCCTGATAGGATTCGATATAATGCTCAATGGCATTATTCACTTCAACTGCGTTAGGATTAGGCATTCTGCCCAATGATGCGTTCTGTATATGACGCCGGCCGGCTGTAAAATAGGAACAGTCTATAAGCATTACTCTTATTTTTTTGTACGTCTTTGGGGAATCGCAGGTTCCTTCGTATCTTCCGCCGCCTGTACTTCTTTGGTATCTTCGGCAAGAATATCTTTTTTGTCGAGAACCTCTTCTTCATCTTCTGTTGCTGTTTTTCCGGCATCTTCGGCATCAACACGCGCTTCCCCATTTGATCCATCGGCATTTTCGACCGAAACAACCGTATCGTCGTCGATAACTTCCTCATCTTTTTCCGTTTCTTCAAGCTCATTCGTCTCGGGTAAAACGGGGACAAATCTAATTGTCCCCCGTTCAACTCGAATCCGGTTTTCTTGAAGTACTTTCTGCACCTCTTTCGGGTCTCCTGTCAGCAAATATTCCATAGCTTACGATTTTGTAATGGCCGTTTTCAATTTGCTGATTGTTCCATAAGCAAACGCCCACGGACAGAATACCGGCACAATCATTTCCGCCTGCGCCAAGAGAACAACTTGATTTTTCAACTTGGTTTCCACATCATCGGCCCATTCTGCCGTCAGCGGTGTATAGTCGATAATCTGGGCGCCTCGTTGCATATCTCCGAGGAAATATTTTCCGGGTGCGATACCAGTGTAAGGAATCACACGAAGACCGGCGATAATGGGATTGCCATTCATGTCTTTCACGACTTCGAGACGGTTTCCATCGGTGGCCTTTTCAGTACGAATACTATTCAACGTAATGGGATTCAGTACAAGTACCGTCGGTGCAAACTGGGCATAAGTCATCACGGCAACTGCCGTTTCGAGCGCATCGATGCTATTGGGCGACTCCACACTCTTGAATGCGCCATGATTCACCTTGAATGTCATCGTAGCGACATCATCAGTTACCTTCTCATCGTCAGTCAAAGTCGCACCTTCAAGGAAAATCTGACGGTCATTGACCTTGATTACATCGAACGTGGTATTGAGTCCGGTATTGGTCGTTGCTCCGGCAAAAGTGATTTTCAATCCCTCTATCAGCAAATCATTGGCTGAGGCAAGTTCTACAATCAAACCGTTATCAACCTTAGTAATAGCCGCAACGCTACCCGCTTCGCCCGAGAAGATATTATCACTGATAATATTTTCCACGGATTTTACTCCATCATAAGTAGTAATGCCTTTGAGATTATCTCCGGAACCGTCCCCAAACAGAATGGCGAAATCTTCGGCGTCGCGAACTCCCGATACTAGACAGTTCATCACATAACCGCGCAGATAGGTACGGCATTTAAGAGCTCGTTTTGAAAGTTTGAAGTGATGCCCCACACGAGATACCTGTGCGCTCTCTTCTTTGATTTTGAGACTTGATTCCGGCAACATGCCATTCTCCGACACATAACGGGCATTACGGTCGACCTCATAAATCTGCTGGAACGCAAAAATCGGGTATTCGGGATCACCGGGAAGTGCAGTCGCAAAATCGCGAACATGCAACTTTTTCTCCGTCGCCTGAGTAACAATTATGTCGCTCTGTTGGGAAATCAGCTTGTCGCCGGTGTAACTGTTGGTCATCGAAATATCTTTAAAAGCAAACGAGCTGGTACCTTTTTCTTTCCCGTTGAGGAAATCTTGAAATTGGGGAGAATCATACATCTCGTCGAAACGTTCATTGAATTTAGTGGCAAAATCGAGGCCGAAACCTTTCTTTTTCATCTTATCGAGAGCCTCGGAAAGATTTTTTACCTGCTGTACAAGTTCAACATTTTCTTTTGCAAGGCTATCAATTGTTACACCGTTCTCGGAGACAAACGGTTCCAGTGCTTTTTTGAGGCCGTCCGTATCGATGACTCCTTCGATCGATTTGTTAATAGCTTCGGCAAATGAACCTACCAGCATATCGATGAATTGTTTCTGTTCTTCGGGAAGATTGGCTGTATTCACACCGACAATCTCCGCTACTTCTTTCTTGGTTAGTTTTCCCATATTCTTCTTATTTTTAGTGGTTAATAATGTTTTCATTCAACTGTTTCCAAAACGATGGTGAATGTTCCGGTTCCGTGTCCGACTTCGTCTCGACGTTGCCGTCTTCCACTTCCGGCCCATTCAGAATCGTATTGGAGCGATACACACGGGAATAGCAATACGGGCAACGCACATAAGCAAACGAGTCTGTGATACTCTTTTCCGTCAAACTCTCTTTATTTCCTTTGAGTGCATCAATAATGGCAATGACCTGTTCCCGTATTTCAGGACGCAATTTTTCCATCTCTTCGCGGGCAATGTCTTGCGCAGCCCATTGTAACCAATTACCGGCAGCATCTTGTACTTCATGCGAGAAGGTATGTTCGGGTAACGATTCGTAGTCGAACTGATGACCGCAGCGAGGGCAAGACACGACAAGCCCGCCATTAAGTGATTTGAGTAACATGTTAAGTTCCATATCGTAATTTTTAAGTCGCTCGTCTGAATATCCGTACTGTTTAAAAGCAAGACGGATAAATTCAACGGCATCTCTCAACTGCTGCTCCGTGCCCGATTTAAGACCGACGAGGTAAGTGTTAGGATTCGCCCCCCAACCTGTCAGCGTGGAATATTCAAGCATACGCCATTTCAGCACTTTGCGCCGGTCTTCTTCATCTCGGGCAAGTGCTTTCACTCCTATCGAATGTTCCAGCGTACGACCTGCATCGCGAAACAACTTATAATCCGCTAGTATATCACGGCCTATCTGCTTGTCAAGATTAAGTTGCCCGACCATAATGAGGTTGTCATCTTTCTCTTCTCCCGATAACGGCACTCCCAACAACTGACGCGAATCGTGATTCAGATACCAGCGCATTTTCTTGATGTCATTATGGAGCGTCTCCGTAAATGACCCCGGCATCGAGATGTCGTGTTGTGAATCCTCGATGCCTATACCGTTTACCGCGACGGTTACGATACCTTTTTCCGATACTTCGAGCGCCTTTGTTTCATACTGAAGGCTTTTCATCTTCTCGTTCATTTTCTTCTCCTTTCGAGGGTTGTGTTAATGATTGGTTTTTGACTATGGTGTTTACTTTTTTCAATTCTTCCGGAGTCATCTCAAATTTCAGCTTACCGAACAACGGGATCGTATCAGCCCTCCGATCCTCATGTAACTGAGCCCGTATATCATCAAGCGTGCACAGTCCGGCATTAAATGCCGTGAGCCCCCTTTTGAGTAGTATATCTTTTACGGTTTCCGCCTCTTTACGCCCTGTCTGCAAACACGAAACATCGCTAAAATCACAATCGAGATAATATCCTTTTTGCTCCAACCCGAGAAAGAGGGTCAACTCTTCACAAAACCGTTTTGCAGCAGGTATAATGGTTGACGTATAAACACTCTTTTCGGCCGTATCCTGATTGCTGAACGTCGATTGGTCTTTACGTGGGACAAGTACGGCAGGAATGCCATATATCGATGCGATCTTTATCGCATCTTCCAGCGTTTCATCGAACGGTTGCAACTCGGATATGGATAAGTTCGTACGAACAAAATTGATCGGTATATCCGTTACCCCGTACGGGGATTTACCTTCACCGATACCATAATTCCCGTCTATCTCCTTACGAAGTTCTTTTTTCTCATCGGGGTCAAGGGCGACAGTTCCCGTCTCATCCGCTTTCGTCGCTACAATGAAACCGAGTCCTCCCCGCTTCACATATATCACATTTCGAGCCTCATATACTGCTATAAGATTGGCTATGGGTTTCATCACCGACAGCAAACGGCTTTTCGCTTTGAGATAGTTGTATCCATTCAAGCATTCAGGCAATCCGTCCCGGTCATGCCATATCTGAAAATGAGGTATAAGCAAGTCGGAATACGGGCCGACAGGTAACTTATAGCCCTTTATCAGTTCCTCTTTGTCCGCTATTCCGAAAATAGGAATACCATAACTGTAAGTTACAGGCTCTACCGTTACCTTATCCGCCGGCAACTCCCAATAATTAGAACACCATTGGCATTTAAGCGTATCCGCCCCCATCGAATCGGGCATGGCTGCCCGTAAAAAAGCATTGCCTGTAACCAACTTGTAAACAAAATGCTGATAAACGACCTCCCTCCAACTCATGAGAGGATTCGGTTTACTGAGAATGCGATCGACATTGAGTCGGTTACACCACACAACACTGTCGTCTTTAACCCGTTTAAGGTCGTAATGTGCCTCACTTATTCGTTTGGCTATATAATCAATCGGCCAAAATACCTCGGGAACCGTCCCATACAAAGTCATAAAATTGGCACTGACAACACGAGGCCGAGCAAACATTTCGATATTTCTCAATATCCCTTGCAGTCGCAGCACAGTCTGTTCCGACAAACCCAAATCCGTCGACAACGAATCTTTATCTTCTTTCTCAATCGTTGTCGGTCGTGATTCTTTTACGCCGAATATTCTTTGTATAAAATTCATGGATTGTGCTTTTCAACAAAGAAAAACACAAAATCAATCAATTACTCCAATCGGTCAAATTCCTGATTCTTCCCGATCAGCTTAAACAAGCAGCAATATTCAATATTACAACAAGTTACAAAGATCACCTATTTGAAAACGACTTTATTACGAACTTAATAAAACCACTCAGAACCGCACTGGCTTCCCTCTTTTCACCACCCCGTTTGTAGTCAAGCAAATTACTCATGAACATCGCATACTCGACATTATCATTGAACTTGCTTTCATCAAACAAAATATGACTTCTTACATAATCCGATGTAGCCGCAATCCTCCTGTCCATGTCGGTGTATTCCCGCATGACCCGTACGCCGGACAACTGCGAGCGCAAGCCTCGGACAAAAGAGAAATATGCCTCTCCGCACTCTATTATTGTTACAGGGGAAGAAACGGCAATAATCGCATTTCTAATATCCTCTATTGATGAGGTTTCCCGAAATGCGACGTCGACAATATGCCAGTTGATTCCACACAACTTTCCATGTACCATCACAAACTTTCCGGCCACATTCGGCATCGCATATACAACATCCTGCAAATAATCGCACTTAGTACCGGGATTGAAAAAATGGATCACACCATCACGGGCATAGAGGTTACGTTTCCGTCTGTTGGAAAATCGGGTAAACTCATCCTTCAACACATCACAAACGATATATCGCATCGTATCGGATATGTGGCCGTGTTCCTCATACGACTGCATCGTGATTTTGTTTTTTACCCTCGTCTTCAAAATCGCACCGTTGACATCTTTCTGTACGATCATATAATCTTCAATCGATGTATTGCAATTCTCTCCGATAAGGATATCGATGCCCACCTGTTGCCCGTCAAAAATCGAGTTGATAAACTCGCCCGACATGGCAACACTCGGATTTTTGTCGCTCACGCAATCTTCCACCTCTATACCTTCCCCTTTGAGAGTGTCGATAAACAAATCCAAAAACGACCGCTTCTCTTCATCTATCGTCGTGGCAGCCCTCGTTGAAGCATCTCCGTGAAGATAGACCTTTTCGGGGACAAATTCTTTCAGCTTGGCCGCAACCAGTTTGGCTGACCTCCGAACCGTATTATTCGGACTTTCGGCACAAGTTTCATATATCTGCCGTATCTGTATTGTCGTCCCGACGGCAATTTGCCAATATGTACAAGTGATATATGGCAGCACATTGTTGTCAACACTGATGTGAATCGGCAATTTAGGATCATACTTAACCTCTCCCGAATGTTTTCCCCGATTAAACGAACCGAAAAACTCCGATCCGGTCCTTATCACACCCCACTCCCCCAAAGCATAAACATTATAATAATCGGGATCATTCAACCTGTCTTTCTCAAAGTCGGCAATACATTGTTCATCATAATAACCATACGTCCCGTCGGGAGAACCCACAACCCAAAAGTTATTCAGATACGTTGTCTGTATCACTACGGTATCGGGTGCATGTTCCTCTATCTCTTTGGTACGAGGATTGATTATCATTTTCACCTCATTCATACGAATCGATTTTACGGCTGTAAGTTCGGGAGGTATCTGCACTCCGGATAGATTCACACTCATTGGGATATCGTGCCATTTTTCTATATCGAACACTTCTTTTTTTATCCAATGCGTTTCTTTGATAGGGTTGAACGTGGTTATAATCTGCTGGCCGGGTTTGCCTCGCAGACGTTTACGAACTTGCTTGTAATCTTCACTGTCGAACTCGCTCCATTCATCGAGGATCACACGTTTATAGTTGGAGATACCTTTTATTTTTTCCGGATCATCAAGTCCGCAAAAATCTATCTTCGCTCCATTAGAAATGCAAACAACCTGTTTCACGCCATCTTTAAATCGAAATAAACCCGATATACCTAACTGTTTCGCCGCCACTTTGAAATCCTCGTAAATAGTCTTGGATATACTTGCACCGACTTTGCGCATTACCAATGTGTTTTCCCCATCATACAACGTTATGATGAGAATAAGCTGTGCAACACTGTACGTCTTGCCAGACGACGATCCCCCATATAAAATAATCAGTCGGATAACAGCGTCTTGCAACAGTTTCAACAGATGAAATCCAAGAGGGTTGAGTTTCTTGTAATTTATCTTCATCGATTTTGATAATTTGAAACATTTTTAGTCATTTCTCTTACACAGCTTTTTATTTCCTCGACATTTTAGAGACTTGAAATTTTAATCTGAAATAATTTCACCTATTTTTCTTACAGTCATTGTTCCGAATCATCATCAAAACCGACTCTTAATTCTCCCACCATATTATTCGCCGTAATATTGATGTCTTTCGCCGACGCATAACCGAGGACATCTATCAGCCGTCTACGGGCGGCATCTTTGTCTACATCGGGAATTATTTTCTTTCCATTACGGGTAAATTTGAGAATTTTCCTTATCCGTCTGGGTATCTCATGCAGATAACGCATACGCCATTGCAGCGTTTTTTCATCTACTATCCACAAATCGAGAGGATCCAAATCAAGTATGCTCACATCGTCGCTTATCATACGTTCCCGACTGATTGACGCGAGACGCGACTGTTCTTCCCTCAGTTGCTCAACCCTTGCTATTATCTTGCTATTGTCCATAAGTCGCGAAGCATTGCTGTAATGCGTGGCTGCTTGGGCATCATTCTTACAATTGTACGCCTTTCGATAGGCATTGACAAGAATACCTCGACCGTCGTTCCCGTATGCGTCGACGACATACTGGCAGAACAACTCCTGTTGCGGCGTAAGTCCGTATTCATTCTTTATTCGAGCCATAATAGTATAGTATATATTGTTGCAAAGATTTTATAATGACATTATACAAAGATCATACACGTTATTCTTATCCTATGCTTTTATTATAATTTCACCCGCCTATCAAAAATTCCCGAAAAAACCTGTTTTTTTATGCCCCATGACCGATTTCAGCCATCTACGGCATCTTTCTTTCATCATGCAAGGTGGGATATATCTATAAATAAGGCACATATACCGGCCTCTGTCCGCCCTATACGTTTTGTTCAAATATACGCCTCACCCCTTCTTCGATAGTCGTATATGACAAAGGTACTGTATAAACAGACTTATTGACGGTCTGCTGTTTGCGGTCAAAACCACGTTCTCCTCGAATCAACTCAATATCAAGGTATTTATATTTTCTGACAAGCGTAGCGAATTGCAGGGTAGATGTTTTCTCCGGATTGGCGGCATTGATAAGCTGGCGATTGCAGCCATAAGCGAAAATCAAGCTCTCAACTATATCGTCAATATAGGTGAAGTGTCGTACGTTCCGTCCTTCGTTATAGAGTTTCACCCGCTCTTGATTGAGCAGGCACCAAAGAAGAGTACCCTGACGAGGATTCGGGCCATATACGTTATGGAATCTTATGCCGGTAGCCGCCGGATTATAACAACGGGCATATTCTTCATCGAAATGTTTACTTATGCCGTAAAGAGAAGTTGCATTGCCGGAATTGGCGGTAGACGATGAAGCATAAATCAATTTTACTCCGGCACGTTTACACGCATCGCACACCACCATAAACGTTTCAATGTTATCGACACGGATTTGTTTCAGATTCTCGTTAAAAACCGACGTCTGCGCAGCAAGGTGATAAACGCAATCAACATCGGAAATATCAACCGTCGAAAAAAAAGTTTCCGCCTCTACTCCGATTTTCCTGTCAACAACGCAAACTTCAATATCACACTTCCTCAAATACGAAACAAGAGCTTTACCTATAAAACCCTCGCCACCAGTAACAATAACTTTCATGATTTTTTATTTATGTTTTGTCTTATATTCTTTACACATGACTTAAAATCAATTATTTTTGTAATTGACTTGGAGATGTGGGCCGGGAACGGGCCGCCCCCCACTGAGTGAGGAATCTGCCGTTATGGTATACTTCGTAGCCGGGAGAGACACCCGTGTAGGAAACCAAGAGAGTTGGTAAGTCCGTGAGTCCAACACAAATGCCGTCCTTTGGACGGCATTTATTTATTCGACAAACAAAAAGTAATACATTTGCAACATACCGATAAATCTATCCGGAGAAAGGCAATCAGATGATTGCTTAGCATGACGTCATCATACCCAATCGGGTATATGGATAAGCCTGTAACTCCATAAAAACCGTATCAAAGAGATACGGCTTATTTATTATGCTTATGTCGATGAATCCTTCCATCACGGGTTATCACAACTATTTCTTTAAACCGATGATTGGACTTGGACTCATACATTTTAATACCTTGTTCAACAGCTTGACGCGAGTGTCTGCCGTTCTTTTGATAAATGACAACCATATCGGACCTCTTATCCCGTCCATGACGTAATGCACTCACGATATTATCCGCCAAATTTTGTGTTCCGTCCGGTGTCCTCTGCTCAAACGTGGCATCAAATATTTTTCCATCAGGCGTTTTCATAGTTCCTGCCTCATCTTTGAGCGTAACCTTATAACCTTTATCAGCCATCAACCGTGCAGCCTCAATCTCCTCCGGTTTATGTCTTACGGAACTCTTCTCGATAAGTACATATCCTCCTCCCTTCTGACTGAAATAACCATATGAATATTTTCCGCTATTCATAAGCTGTTGAAATGCTATCTCTCGACGGTTATATTCCAGACTTCCCCCTTTCAACCGTCTTGAACCTCCGGACAACTTAACCATTATCAGACTTTTTAGCCGTCATATAGTCATGGATATACACAAGAGTATGGCGGACACAAAACTCTTGTATCTCTTTTCCTCCACCATATACGATCAAGTTGGGAATACTTTTTCCGGATATGGATCGAGCCATATCAAACTCATCTTGCAACCGCCCAACAAACCCACGCGTACCCCTCGTTGCAAAAGCATTATAACCTTTGGGTACTCCCATCATATTGAATTCGTCAAACTTGCTACTGACATTGAGGTCAATATATACATCGATACCGCACTCTTGGAGATATCGAGCTATCCACCGCTTCTTGTAGATAAGATAAATACCATAAGACAATGGCGTGGTATCAAATAACGAAAAATTCGGTTCAATGATCGCTGTGGCATTTCCTGCCAATATTTTTGCAGGATTTTTCCATACATTTTCAAACCGATAATCATCGACATAAAAATGAATCGTCGATGCCTCTTTCGTTTTTCTCCCCAATCCATACGGAGATAATGGAAGTTTAAGCATTCCTGCCTGCCGGTCAAGACGCAAACATGGAATATCGTAGAGGTTGTCGCTGGGGTACAGTACGTCCTCTACGTCAATAAGATTATTACCGTTCATGATGATGTGTTTTAATGATGTCGTTCTTGTTATGAGAATCTTACGAAAGAACTCGTAGAAAATAAAAGCCAAATCGCCAGTACATAGTTATACCCGTGTTCTCTTCGGCCCTACAAATCAATTTATCTAATATTTTTTCCCTCCGTGCTTATGTGAGCGAAGAGCGTTATAATCCATTTTCATACCGATATGCCATTCTATGTCGATTGCCATAGACCGGGATAGCTCGAAGATGTTGCGGATAGCGTGTCGGAGTTTTTCTTCAAGAGTATCGGAACCGATGATAATGTCTCTTATGATGGCATAGATGTTTTCGGTGAATGTCTTTTGGGGGTTGACTGTACAGAGGTTGTCTGTTTTGACGGATAGGTCGATGCCTCGAAGTCCGGCAAGATCAAATATACGGATACAAGCATCTGCCAGTTCATCGGGAACGTAATCTTTTATCATGGCCTCGAAGCAGAATTTCCAACGTTCCCGATATTGTTCCGGCGTAAAAGAACGACCGGTAAAGTATTTTTTTACGTTGAATTCCGAGCGAAATGAACGGTTTTTTCCGTTACGGTCGGCTTGGACGGCTTCGGCGAGTTCGGTGATGATGAGCATGAGGAAATGGCGGTCGCTGTGTTCTTCTTCGTGCCAACCATGTGCTTTGGCGGTAGTGAATGATTGGTCTCTAAGTTGATTTAGTTTCATTGTCTTATCGATTAAATACTGCATACTGTTTCTTTTGTTATCATAGGCCTTCTTACATTTTATACCAATCGTATAGTTCTTTTACGGTCATATTTTTTTCTCCTGTATTTGTTTGATTTTTAATTTCAACCTTTCTTCTGCTGTTTGTACGCAGGCAATCTTCAACGCGAGCTTCTCTCGGGCTTTCAATAGGTCGGTATCTGTGTTTTCGTCAAAAAACAAGTTATTCTCCCGATTGTAGGTTACATACTTGTCAATCTTACGCTGAACCTTTGTTACCTGTGCCTTTGCCGATATGAGCCGACGCAAATCATCGTTCAGACATTTTTCCGTTCCCAAACGTTTATCGTAATAGCACGAGAAGCATTGGACGTTCCCTTTTGGGTATTGACAGACAAGTCTTGACTTCCTCCATTCAATCACCCACCGTCTGCGTTCATACACTTCTCGTGGCAAATCGTAACTGAACAAGCGAACATAATTGCGGTTTCCGTCATTACGTTCAATGCTGATGAATACCCAACGCTGAACTTCCAATTCCTTTTCGGCTTTGGCATAGTCCTTGGCCAGTTGTATGAAGTCATCTATGCTTTCCTGCGCCATAGCTCAAAAAATTTTAAGTTGGATTGGTTCGTTATTCCTTTTTGCCATTGTCCGGGCGTATCGTAAACATTTATCCCGATAAGGGCAATTTCCTGATTTCGCTTGTAAGAAACGGGTGTGGAAGGCTTCCCAAGATTTATCCTCTTCATCAAAAGAAAAAAGATGAAAGTCCATGCAGTTCCAACTGCCATCCATACCCGACCTTTCATCTACAAGCTCAACAACTCCATTATTTTGTGGTCTACCCATTTTTATTATTTATTTTTCCGTTTTTCTTTTGCTCGCTCGGCGTAGATGATGTTCCGCACGCCCAGTGCCACAAGGTCGGCCAACTGGCCGAAGGTGGCGGAGAACTCGTCGTCATGGAAGGCATCGACGTTGCGGACGATGTTGTTGGAGAGACGGGCTATCTGCCTGATGTCGTCCATAAGCAGCAGGCGTGCGGAGGGGTCGGCACGGTGTATGATTTCTTGCAAGTCGACGGCGGCGGATTGCATGAGGTCGGCATACAGCATGACCCCGGTACAGAGGTCGGTGGCTTTTTGTTTTTCTTCGGGGGTGAGCGAGGAGAACAAGTCCCGGACGGCTACTTGCCTCTCGGTCTCGCTCAAAGCGGAGAGGCGGCCGATTTCCTGCATGGCTTGTAATGCTTTCACGTGGTTTCCGCTGCGAATGTATCGGTCGTATTTGTCGCGTAGGGTGTCGAGGCGTGTCATTGCTTGGGTTTTAATATTAATGAAGGCGGATAGACAGTATCAAATCCGTCGAATATTTCTTCTTGATGTCCTACTTCAATGTCATATTGAACATTGTCTATTTCGATGTATACTTCCTCTTCATCATCATTTGAGTAAAGAAGATTTATCAGCTTTGATTTTTTCATAACTCCAACTCATTATTTCTTGTAACTCCGGCCAAGATTTTGTCCCGGAATGATGTTCCATGAATAAAAAATACATTTCTGCACAACCTTTATGTCTATTGTTATCATCCTTGTACTTATATATCAAATAGATTTTTGCGTATCCGCAATAACCTATTGTTTCGCAAAAATGTGGTTTATTTTTAAACCGCCTCATACAATATTCTTTGAGGTTTTCATAACCCTCAATCCATTTGTAGATGTACATAATTATTTACCTCCATTTCAGCAGTTCGGGGTTATCGTGGATATTATCTACAACTATGCAATCGCCGTCTACTTCGCGCAAATAACGGCCAATCGAGTTGTAAGGGTAGACCATGATGCTATCCCGGTGGTATTCTACATAGGCAAGGCTTCTCATCCAATCAACTTTAAGTATATCCCCCTCATAAATTTCTTTGCCGTCCTTGTCGTACAGCCCGGTAAACTGGCCGACGGTTTCGGAGTCTACATCGTAGGATAGTTCGTTTCCGTCCTTGTCAAATTCGACGATTACGTAATTACCATTTGGATAAACGATAAGAGATCCGTATCGCCAACTGTTTTCGTTTTCAAGATCTTTGCCTCTGTATTTTATTTCCCGCTTCATTTCGTTTCCTCCTTGTTTTTATATTTTATTCGTCTTTTGTGGGCAACAAGTCTTCGATGTATGCCCATTCCTCTACCTTGAACCTCTTAAACGCCGAAATAATATCAACACTTGCAAACCATGATGTGAAATTTCCGGACCTGAAATGCACCAATATATGTTTTCCGTACCCCGGTTCTTCACTTATAGGGTGCCACACGGAATTGATTCGCCAACGTGCGCCGTCAAGGAAGCAATTTATGCCATAATCTTTAAGCCACTCTTCTTGTTTTTCGGATGTGCACAATTCTATGGCAGCTTTTTCTATTTGCTCTTGTGTCATAATCGTTTCCGTTTTATAGTCCTTTGATTTTTTTATTGTAACAAGCAGCATATTCTTTGTTGTGCTTTTCTTTCGGAACAAGAATCACCGTCGTACTATTTATCCGGAGCGGGAAAAGCATTTTCTCCTTCCGTCTTTGTCGTTGTATGACCTGTTCGTCGGCCGGCAGTTTTTCTGACGGATCAACCTTTTTATTCTTTTCCATCATTTAGTTTTTTATTTATTGGTTCTACAAACAATCGTTCATATAAGATTCGAGATGCTTTTCGAGTTTGTTCTTATAAGCCACAACAACATCTCCACCATACTCTATCACCTCTTCGAGAACTTCATCGCAATAGCAAATAGTAAATTCCGTAAGACTACCTCGGCCTCCACGCAAATGGAATTCTATGGGTTCAAGATAGCCATCTCCACTCCTCTCCCACACACCTTCTACTCGGCCATAACCCTCTATGACATAGCCATGATTATCATAACAGAATGAGAAGTCTGATTTTTCGCAATCTATTCGGGAAAGCATACAATCAAGAACCTCGAAAAATATATCATCGAGCATATCTTTCATCACCTTATCGTATTAGTAGGATAATCGGGAAAGGATATTCTTTATCTCCGCTTCGTAGATGGAGACATTCCTATGAAGCCTATTGTAACGGCAACAATTATATGTTGCCACCCAAAGATTACGCAAGTCTTCTCGAAGACGGCCTCCTATTCTATTGGTAACAGCAACAAACTGCTTCATCGATTCTTTGGCTCGATTTTCCGCCGAAAGGCTATCGCTCATCACATAATAGAAATCATGGGTATTAAGAATAGCCATTGCTTTACAAACAAGTTCGGATTTCATAGATTTATTGGTATTGGTTTGACTTTTATTGTATTACATAATAAATTTAATCATAAATATCGGATATGTAAAACTGAATGAACACTATATATTCTCCTTAACTTTTACTTACCGTTTGTTGAATGAAACGGCACGACTATTCATGAGCCGTGCCGTCAAATAATTTTCGGGGATTAGGGACAAGATCATCAAACAATCCCACTTCTCTCGGTTTCAATGCATCGAACTCGGATCTGAAAAACTCCGATTTTGTCCGACCTTGTTTTTTCCCTTTTTGCGTATGTACATCATAGGTATAAGGAGGTATGGGAATAGGATATCGCCTCACATCTTCGATCCATCGCTCTACATCGACATCTTTGCAGTCATAGACGAAATTTTGTAGATGGTCGGCATCTCTGCATTTCCGACACGCACACAACAAAAGCACTGCCTTACTTACGAAGATGCGACCTTTCGGCTCCGGCCTGTTTTTGTTGACTAATTCATGTCCCTGCCACAGAGCCTCTATTTCCGATGTAATAAGACCATAACAATCTTCTGCGCTAATGGTAAACAATCGTTTCCACACATAATCGCGAAAATTACTGCTCCACAACTCCAATGCAAAGAATCCGGCAACGCGGGTATCTGCCCGTCTTATCGCCTTTTGCATCGCCGAACTCACCTCAAAAAAATCATACCCGCAAACTGTTCTTATTTTCATAACTCATTATTTTTTATTTGGTTATACAGTAAAATTGGCCAATAATAGCGATATATGCAATCTGATTGAACACCATTTTATCGCCATTTTATTTACCGTTTTCCTATCAAAATTTGAACTTGCAGGTTATGTTATATTCCACGAGCTGCTTTGTCTTATCTTTACCGTTGTTGGTTGCCCCTTTCATGTTGATACTATCTCCGAAATGTTTTTTGATGAACAGTATCGATCGGCGTTCCTCTTCCTGATTGCGAAATGCCGCCAAACCTCCCGAATTGACAAAAGTGCTTTTCTGCGAGAAATTATACCGGAGGTCCGTAAGAATGCGTCGCTCCTTATATTTCATATAGCATGAAATCCAAAAATCTTCTTTAAGACGGAGCTCTTCATTCCACCAAACATTTTTGTTATACCTCACCCCATACGAACAGCCGGTTATCATCTTCGACAAAGAGTAATACCCCCATTCGTCATACATCACAGGCGATATGCGGGACGTGAAACCGAACAAGTGGATATCAAGCATACAAGCCAATTCGTACAACGACTCGATGATGCCGGTAACCTTATCAGGATCCCGAATTACTCCGGGTTCACCTTTTTCACAAAAGAGAGATTTGACGACATGGACATCATCGTCGAGCATCATTACATCACCGAAATAGCGAGCCATCCAATTTCGTTTGGAAACCAGTCCCACAATCGTATCAGGGTGAGTAACTATCTCGCATTCGGGATTATATTGCCGATATATATCGGCTTGGCTCTCAGCAACACATATAATCGGGGCATTAACAAGTTTTTTTGCGAAAACTCTATCGTGTCGTTTATGCGACGGAATTACGATTTTAAGACTATTCATTACCGCCACCCTCCAATGCGACCCGTACATCGCGAATATCGATTACATTACTCTTGCCTATCTTGCCTGTTTTATAAGAGCGCATTCTCTGCATTCCCAACCGCTCTCGAAGCCAATTACTATCAACCTCGTTTCCGGACTGTATAATAAAAAGCTCATGCTTTTCGTCATACTTGGGTACCAGCGGATATATGGCCGTCTCGTCCGTGATGGAATCGAACCGCTCTTTAAACTCATCTGCGGGCTTTTCTGGGGCAAACTCTACGCCCCACTCTTCGAGTTCGGAACGATCCCACTCATTAGCCATTGCATCAAGGTCGTTTTCGCCAAAGTTTACATTATCTTTGGTAGCATATTCCCTCAATTTCTTTACCGACGTTTCCGTATCGAGTATCTTACACGGCAACTCTTTATACCCGAGTTCCTTGCATGCACGCAAACGGAGATTCCCGCACACAACCATATACCTTCCTTCGGGATATGGATAAACTATAAGTTCCCGTAATTCGAGCATCTCGGGAGATTCCCTGATACTCCGTATCATCGCCTCGTATCGAAAATCCCGAAAGAACCGGGGATTCTTCGGGAGTCCCGGATATTGTCCCTTGTTATAATCCAAGAGACAGACTGATAAATTCTGTTTTGTTGTCATTGCTATTGTACATCATCGTTTAACATCATCTTTAATAGTCATCGACAACCCTGTTCCATATGCCGAGAGTGGCGCTCTATGGTATCCAAGAGTAGCCGCTCTATATTTTTGCATCCTATACGTTGCAGATAGGTCATTGTGGCTATCATCACCTCTGCCGCCTGTATCTCCCGCTCGCTCCATAAACCAGAGTTATCGTTCCTAAATCCTGTTGCATCGCATAAGTTGCGCCAACTCCTCGAAATGTCATACAATAACGGACGGGCCGATGATGAGGGGGTAATCTTGCCATTGGCGATAGCTATCTCTTCACACCGGATAGCTTGTTTATTCAGCGTGATTGCCATGAGTATATAGATTGGTTCGTTAATGACTGTATTTTTCTCCCGCTGTTAATTACAAAGGCAGGAGGAGACTTATTTTTCTTGTTCCAATAAATTTGATAATCCATAATCACACAAAAAGCGGCATGATATACTGAATCATGCCGCCATTAATGGTTTGTAGGTTTTATTTATTTGTTTAAAAGCTGACCGTTTGTATCATATCCAAGTTCCGCCAACTTTTCTTCCAGCTTACGTTGCTTCTTGTCAAGGTCTGATTTATGCTTGCTAACGATTTCTTCCATCCGGTTAGCTGCCCACTGCTCCATAAGTATCTGCTGGGCTGTTTGCATGTTGCGATCGTAACTGACCCCCGATGAGGATATTTTATATCTCATATACTCACGAACAACAGTCGGATACTTATCTTTGTTTTTATCCAACCACCCACATAAGGGCTGTCCGTTTTCAACATCTTCGAGTATATGATCCGATAAATTACGACTGGCTTCGGCGTCAACAATAATACACAACATGAGTGCTTTTATCTCTTCATTGCTGAGTGTCTTATCGAAAGATCTCAGTAAATCTTTCACATCATCTGTATCTGCAAGAATACGAAGGTCTGCCGTGAGCTTTTCTGTGTATATATCATTGTTTCGCTTATATTTACTGGCCAAATCGAGAGCCTGAACATTTTGTTGGGAGGACTCATCTCCGGATTCTATCGTTTTTTTGATGTAACGATACTCGAAATCGGGTTCAATCCGATTATATCGCATAAAACTCAAACAACGATACACTTCTCCCGATTTGAGCATCTTATCGAGTCTCTCATCGCCCTCGTCATACCAACATCTGTGTCCGAATATATCGGAACTATCTATAACCTCATAGCCTGCTTCATTAATGGCTTTCTCAGCCGATTCAAACAACAACTTCGTATCATCTCCGTAATGGTAACCGGATTCTTTAATCACTACCGTTTTCCCGTATTCAAGAGGCTGCCCTTTCTTGACAAAATTCTCCGAGTCCTTACCAATGACATGAAGCAGATAAGCGATATTCTTCTGAGAGAACATCTCCCTGTTCGTACATCTGCCTTCTCCCTCTCCTTTCATTTCCCAAAACAGGCAAGCATGGTTAGCCGTGTTATACTGACACTCACTGCATGAGAGTCCGCAACCGCCGGAGAAAGCCTCATCGTTTTGGTCGTCGCTATCGTACCACGGCGAGGAATCAATATCCATAAACAAATCCCGAATAAAATTTTTAGCGGAATCTTTGTTCATTCTGTTGTATGCAGACGATTGAGCATACCACTTATGCTGGTGTTCCTCGTCCAGCTTACAGATAAGCATGGCCGCAGATATAGAACACTTGTCGTCTCTAACCGCCACCATCAACTCGGGTATAAGGGCATTGAGTTTGATTCGGTCTTGCACAAAACGAATCGACTTGCCGAACCGGACTGCTATATCTTCAAGGCTTTTTCCTTTTTCCATCAATTTGACAAAAGCAAAAGACTCTTCGATCGGATCGACGTCCTTTCGTTGCAGATTTTCGGTAATCATAGCCTCGAAAGCCTCGTCGTCTGTCATTTCACGTACTATCGAAGCTATTGTCTGATAATTATCGCTCTTTTTTCGATGTGCGGCCACCCGCTCGATGTTAAGTGCATCTTCTTTTTCTTTGAGTATCAGAAGTGCTCGATAACGCCGCTCACCACACACAATCTCATAAGAGACCGGTATGCTCACGATTTCGTTCGTATCTTCGTCCGGCATATAGTAATACTCAACCGGCCGAACGGTTATCGGCTGCAACAGGCCTTGCTTGGCAATGTTGTCGGCCAACTCTTGCAAACTACCCTCGTCTATTGTCTTACGAGGATTCATCGGTGATGGTTTCACCTTTTCCAATGGGATTTTTCGAATATCCATAATCATATTGGTTTGACTTTTAAATTATTACACAATAAAAATAATCATTATTGACTGGAATAAAAAATATATTCTCCACCATTTTTACACCATTTTTCGTCGATGATACTCATGAAACCTCGCCGGACAGTCTCTTTAAAAACCGGCATGTCTTCTTGGGATATTTCAACCGGCGACAAGCCGTTTACAGTCATGTGTCCGGATATTTTGAATCTTTTCCGAATAGCGTCAATGGCCGCCTTATCTTTCGTTATCCAACGCACAATCATCTTTTCTTTCTCCATGTAGCCCCTCTCATTTCAACAAAATTAAACATCTCCTTACACCGGTCGTAAATACGAGCTCCGTACCTGTCCGATATTTCATCGACAGTCATATTGGTCGTAACATGGGTAAAGTTGACGAACCGACTATCGTAGCGTCGTTGCAAAACGTATTGGAATACATTCTCGACTGTACCGTAATAACCGGTCGGACAACTTTCGCTGCCCAACTCGTCAAAAGCTTGTCGACTGCTTTTTATGTATGTGTCTATTCCGGCATACCCATGCCGAGAGAACTCACTGCACACCTCTATGGCATTGGTCATGCGAAACGAGTAAGGCATCGCATAACCGCTACCGTCATCGGCATGCGGACGAACATCGTGGCAAAAAGCTCTCACTATTTCGAGCAGTGTCGATTTCCCGATACCTATATCTCCCCAAAGCCATAATCCCTTATCGGGATTATAACGGCCATTGGCCTTGATGCACCAGTTGAAAATATCGTTGATGAGCGGCTTTTGTTCCTCCCTGATTCGATAATCGGGGCATATACTGCGAGCCACCATGAGGAAATAATGCTTCAATTCGTTAATCCTCAACAAGTCCACACCCGGGTGTTGGAGGAAGTTTGGCTTGTAATCCTGTGCGATAAGCTCTTTGACTTGTTTCATTGCTTTGTCCTCTTTGTTCGTCAAGTATCCAATTATTTGCCCGACTGTCCCACCTCGTAATACGACGATTGTACTTGTCCCTCCAATCCACGGCGGAAAAATTATCATAAAACCGCTTGGCGGACTCTTCCCAGTTTTCCAAACGTTTGTCGGCATCTTTCGAGAGAAAATATCGCAACACATCTTCCAATGTCGGAGGAGGATCACTCTCTGTTTTCGATCTACTTCGAACTTCTTTCGTCTCCCTCTCAGAAAACAACATCTCCGATTGCGAAGCAACGTCGCTTTCTTTTATCTTTTTCTTACTTCTTTTTCTTATATCTTTATTTATAATAATGTAAGATTCGGGGTGTTGTTTCTGAGATGTTACCTTTGTTGTTACCGAGATGTTACCGATGTTGTTTATTTTGTTGTTTCCTGTGGAAACATTAAAGGCAACAACAAGCTCATCATTGTTTACTTCTGCCTCCTTGATCAGATATGTCGCCGGACTTTTTCCTTTACCCTCGATAAAGTCTATGAGACCCCGTTGTTTGAGCCTGTTCCTTGCCTCTCCAATCGACTTGCGCGAAATCCCGAAAACATACTCGAAATATCGCGTCTGCAATTCAAAGGGGTTAAGCCATCTTCTGATATTGCACTCGTTTAACAAAAGGAAGTAAACGGCGACATCTATGCTTGAGAATACCTTAACCTGATTCAGTGCCCAAAACCTATTTACAAGTTCGATGTATGTCATCGGTAAAGGGGATATTTGTTTAGGACATCATTCTTATAGGGAGAATTATCGATATTCAGATAACCGCATACAGCCTCTACAAACTCAATAATTCCATGATACACCACATAAGTACTGCCATATTTCTCCACAAGCTGTTGCCATGCTTTTTGCTCGTTCGTCTGACTTCCGGCCTTGCTTCCCTTGCGTTTCGGGACTTTCGTTTCCAAACAAAGGCTAGCCTTTCCTCCGGCGGGATAAAGCAGGATAAGGTCCGAAACCCCTTTTACCTGTCCCTCATACACCATCATGGCCCCTGCTTTCGGGCCTCGCCAGCCACCGTTCGGTACAGAAAACAGTAGATTGGCGACATGCGGGAATGTCTGCCGGAACCAGCATACGCAAATATGCTGTATTTTCGATTCCGAATATCCCAATTCGATTTTTCGGATTTCATTCTCTGTCATATTCTTGTGAATTTGTGTGTTTGTCGCATTCGTTCATAAGCCGAACAATGGTCTTGCATCTTTCGATATTTCCGTTCCGGTTACCAAAACAGGCTATCGACTCCCAACGAGGACCGAACAAGACGCCATTCACCGCCCAACGGAGCAGATATATCGTGCCGTTTTTGTTGAGCAGTTTGTATTGTTTCTTCATAAACGGTCTTGAAACAGGTTCATGGTAAGGTTGACTATATCCTCTTCTATCTGCGTTGTCGTACCCGTTACTTCATTCGCAATACCTTTCTTGGTCTGTATGACATTGTACATATACCGGTCAATGGTATTGTTTCCGAGAAAATAGTAACAGTTAACCGCATTTTTCTGACCGTTACGATGCGCCCGGTCTTCCGCCTGCTCGCAATCCGAATAAGTCCACGGGAACTCTATAAACCCGACACGGCTGGCAGCCGTAAGCGTAAGCCCGGTACCGCCCGATTTGTAATTGAGGATTATCAGTTTACAATCGGGATCTGTCTGGAAACGGTCAACAGCGTTTTGCTTTTGCGCCGTATTGTCGCTACCGGTAACGGTAACAGCATCGGGGAACTCTTGTTTAAGGGCATCGACCACTTCTTTAAGGTAAGCAAACATGATGAGCTTCTCTCCCCCGTCTATCACATCATGAACAAACTCCGAAACAGCTTTGATTTTTCCTTTCGCCGCTATCTGTTTGAGGATTCCCATCTTGACCATAACCTGCCCTCTCATTGCCCTTGCTATCTTATCGTCATTGGCATTCTTGTACTGCCTCAGATATTTCAGCACATCATTCTCCGCATCATCATACTCTTTGCGGTTGGTAATGTCACAAGTGATATACTGGCGCATTTTATCGGGCAACTGCGTCAATACTTTCGATTTTTCCCGACGAAAAAAGCAACATGTCCAAAGGCGATAATTGAGTTCCCGTAAATTAGACGACTGTTTCGGCCCGTCGCAATAACGGCCCACAAATGTTTTGTATCCGCCAAAATCATCGAGTCGACCGAGGATTCTAAGTTGTTGGATAAGATCCGTGTTGTTATTGACAACCGGAGTGCCGGTGAGAGCGAACACCCAACGCTTACCTTTACATATACCCTCTACATACTTCGACTGCTGCGTCTTGGAAGACTTGCATTTGTGGCTCTCGTCGATAATGACGGAACGAAAAAGATGAATCCGTTCGTCAAACTCGATAGACGACAGGGTAAAACGTGTCGTATTCTTTATGCGCCGGACGAAAAATTTTTTCAAACTCTCATAGTTGACGATGAATACCGGCGACAAAGGTTCGCCATCGGAACGTTTCAACTCATAAAACCGCTGCCAACTATCACGATTCCTGTCATCGAGGATAACAGACGACACCCCGGCAAACTTCTTGAACTCCCGTTGCCAATTGACTTTGAGTGCCGCCGGACAAATAACGAGCGTCGGGAACGAATCGCCGTAACATTGAGCCTCTTTATGCGCCTTGACGACCGAGCATATGGCCTGCAACGTTTTACCAAGCCCGGGCTGATCGCCGAATATACACCGCTGGTGATCGAGTGCATAACGTACCCCCTCCAACTGATAAGGATAGGGATCGAGCATCATGTAATGTTCTCCGGAAAACTCTTTCATTGCCGGTATCTCGTACACGACATCATGCGATTCGTTGCGTCTCGAAATATGGGTACAATACCGTTGCTGTACAGCCCACTGTGCGAAAGCCTCTACATACCAGCGAGCATCACGCTCGGGCGGATAACAAACACTATCCTTCTTAATTACCCACTCCTTTTCCGCACCGTCCCATTTGGGAACACTCGGCACTCGTCGGATTATCTCGATAAGACGCGGATTATACTCGAAGGATAACCGGAACGTTCCGGGAGTCTCGGTAACATATATGGGTCTCATTCGCTAAGCTATACTTTCTACCGGTTCCTCCTCTTTCAGCAATATATCTTCCGTCGGGCGGACGACAGCAAACGGATCGTCGGAATCGCCGTCAAAATTTATTTCAGACTGCACAACCTGCCATTTTCGTTCGGTTATATAGAGGCCTACTTCATAGAAAAAACCTTGTACGGCGACATCAAAGTCGTCTATGTGAACCCAATCCAACGTTTCGGAGTTAAGCTCTACTCCGGGAGCCGTTATATTCAACACTTTCGATGTGTTCAGCGTTCTTTTTCCCGTAAGGGTTACTATCGGGCTTATATCGTCTCCGCCCATCGATACGCCGGTTACCTCTATCTTTCGGAGCAGGTCGATATTCTCGACACTATCGAGATCTTTCCAATCAATAAAATCGGATTCTTTCTGCTCCGTAAGGTCGGCAAAGTAAGGTACGAGTTTCGCCGTAGCGACTTTGAGGTCATTATGGCATATGTTTTTTCCTTTGAGCATAATTTCATTGCCGTAGATGTCCGTATAGGCGGCTTCGACGCAACCGCCTTTGCTTATTTTTGCTTTTTTGATCTTGATTTCCATTTTACTTTTTCATTATAAAAATCGGGCGGCCGTCATTGGCCGTCCGATATGTCATCGTGTTCTATATTCATTCACAAACGCCTGATAATTCCGGTCGGCAGGAAGCGGTAACATTATCCCGAACTCCACAGCGGCATCCGCCTTTACCTTTTCAAGGTAGCCGGTCATCTGTAAAGTGTTCAGATCCGTCGTACTGCCGACCACCCTGACCCACCTTTTACCGATCGCAATATCACGGGAAAGAAATTTGGCTTTATAATAATCATGGAAGTCTTCTTTGGATTGCCCGGTCGCCTCTTCCATACATTTGTACCACATCCACATCAACGAGTTCTGAGACACCGTCCGTGGCGTTGTCTTGCGGATTATCTTCACCGTGTATTCTCCATTACGAAGCAACGAACACATCAGGTCAAACGGCCTGTCGATGTTCACCACTCCGTTTACTTTGGAGAGATTCGCTTCCATCAGTATGGCGGCGGAAACGGCAAATCATCTACGCCGGGCGTCTTCGATGATTGAGGAGGTGTCGATGGCACATACATCTGTTGCCCCGGATAAGTCGGCGCAGGCATGGGGGCAGAACCATAACCGGAAGGTGTCGCATAACCTTGCGTCTGAGTATAACCGGGAGCGGGAACATAACCTTGTGCAGTAGGATAACCTGTTGCGGGTTGAGGCTGGTAGTGTACGATACTTTGGCCTCTAATGGTATTGTAGAAACGACCGTTGTTTTCCCGTCCATTGATAAACGCCTCTACGGTTACCCGATGCCCCGGCATAAAATTATCAAGTTGGGATATTTTATCCCCCGAAAACTCCATGACGACAAAATTGGGGTATTGTTTTCCGTCCCGTTCCCATGAATCATTGAGCACGAGTTCTCGCTTTTGGAATGGTTGACCGCCGTTTTTAGAAGGTATATCGATCACCGGCGAGATGTAGTGAATAACGGCGGTTGCTTTTACTTTTATCATTTATCCTTATTTTTAAGAGTGAATCCACCTTTTTTGATTTTCTTCGTTGAATACCGGTCGTATAAATCGGGGTGATCGGCCTTGAAGCGTTTGACGTCAAAACTTACCGTTTCGCTGTCCGCCACTATCGTAGCCCGAAATAACCCGCTATCCCACGATTTGATACCGCACCTCTCCATCGCCTCCCTAAGCAATGTTTTCATCTTATCGAGATTGGCGGTAATCTCGTCATGGCTTTTAAGCATCGAGGATATGGCGTCAATCACATTTTGCGGAACAACAAGGCTTTTTTCCGGTCCGACAGAAGGTATATTTCCACCCTCGGCAACACCGAACACGGAAGGATTCCGATGTAGGTAAACAGGGCCACCGTCGGTAAAAATATAATCGGTAGACAGCAATTCTTTTACAAGCTCCGCCGGCTTACGCTCTATCACCCAAAAAGCCGACTTCTCCCTACGAAGCCAATTACAGGCAAGCCCTTCGACTTTAAGACCGGGATTTTCCCGCTCAAACAACTCGGCATAGACGGATAACTGCCATGACAGATATTCTCTCAATGCCTCTTCTCCCGTACGGAAATAATTCTGCCGGCAATATCCGCAAAGGGGATAAAGGTCGATATTGTTGGTCTTGGTATCGACAAGCCATATCCCTTTGGTGGTAACTCGCTGCCATATATTATCTATCTGGGAAGCATATTTTTCATTGTCCGATACGGTATGCTCATTGGCTATCGCAACAAACCCTGTGAGATTACGGATATAACTTTCGAGTTCTTGGCTCACGTCCCACTCCTCGTCGACAAATTGAACATTATCGCGCTCATGACACCCATATCGGGTGTTGACTACTTGGATCGTCTCCTTTATACCTATTTGGTCGTACGTCTGTATGGCATGGTGTATCGCCGTACCCCGACTGCCAGCTTTCGGTATGATAAAATCTCTCACATACGCATCGGCATCGGGATATACCCCCAATCCGAGAATCGAGTGTATAAGCCCGGTAATGCCGAGTAACTGTTTATCGCCGAGCCTGTATGTATGGCCCGTCTCGTCGAATGTTACAGGAGATATCTTCAATTTCATCGATTCGCGTTTTTGAATTGTTGGTTTTTAGCGCACACGGCTTTGTAAAATTCCGTCCCGTTTTGACACAATGCGGGAACCGACTTAGACCACTTTCCCCACACTTCCTGTACTCCCTCCGGATAATCAACGGCATTGATTTCGTCAATCGCCTGTTTCAACTGTTCTCCCGTATAAGCGATCGATCCGATTCCCGCACCTTTGTTTTGATCCTTTACCTGGGCCTCGTTTCCACAGGCCATATTCGCATCATCGTCCGTATCGGCGACAATACCGAGTATGGCACAATAGGAATAGCGTTTGAGGTAAGTAATCGCGGAACCGTATGACTGATAGTCGGTAGAAGGCTGCGGAAGAAGCATTTCACTCTTTATCCACTGCCCGCTCTTATGCAACAGCATGGTAACAAGCATATTATCACAGATAATCTGAGACACGGCAAGTCCCGATGCTTTGAGTGCCGGTGTAGCGGCCTTTACACAAGCGGAAAGGTCGGCATACTTGAATTTGTAAAAGGAACCCGATTTTGTTTTGACGGAAACCTCTTTTTCGAGCTTCGGTTGTTCTATCTTGCACTGGAACTCTGTAAGAGCCGCCGAAATTTCAGCAATCTCATCGCTCATAAATACTCTTTTGTTCTCTTCCATAACGATGGTTTTATCAGTTTGACTTTTGTTCTTATACTCTATAAAGGTGGTGATAATTAACTATTTACAAAAACAGATTGAACACCATTTTTACACCTTAACGTTTACTGACTTTTAAGGCCGAGACGCGACGCATAATATGCGTAATTACGTCGCTCCACCACAGCATCTTGGGGATAATATCGAGCCCTTTGTTTCCATTCTTCAAAACATTCGGGACAATACCAATGGTTAAGTACAGCGATATAATAACCTTCGGAAGACGGATCGCCGCAAAAATCGCAAATACCGGGACTACCGCAGGCCACGTACATCTCCCGTACCGTACACTCGATAATCAAAAACTTCTTAAACTCAACTTTCCTTGCCATAATTATTGACTTTTATACTCGAATTGCTCAATCATTTTTTTACTCAACGAAATAGTCCGCCGGCATAAATCTTCATCAAACATACCTATGTGTGTTTGTTCTGCCGGTAAACCGAGAGCATCAGAAAGCAACCGATAAGCTTTGCTGCGCTTGATGTAACCCTCTTTCCATATTCGATCGAATGATTCATGGGCTTGACGCTTCAACTCCCTAAGATGTTTGTCGGCAATGCGCCCCATTGCTTTATCCGTTCCTTTATGGCAACCCACCCATGCTTGACACGACTCGCAATAGTAACATTTGCAACCATAAGAACGACCATAAACAACAGAACTGTCAACAAGCCGTGTCGGACGCCCGCAATAGGGACAACTCCAACCGAGTAATATCAATGCGTCATCTTTCAATGTCATTTTTAATACATCTGGTGATTTCGGCAAAAGCGTCTGCAAATTCGTCCAGCCTTTCTGTATGAATGAAAATACGCTGCCGTTTCCTTACACCGGGGGTTTTATCTGTCGGTATCTCCGATATGGAGACGTAATACTGGCCTTTTTTGTCTTTATTTGCGTCGATATAATAGACACGCGTTCCGGCACTGATGCTTTTGGTAAATACAGGTTTATTCATTTTGATGATGTGTTGATGTTGTCGGGAATGCAGGATTCGAACCTGCCGGAAACACTGTTTCAACCCGATGAAGAATCGGGTTACGTTCCTCGTCTTTTCCCGTTACGCCGGGATTTCCCGCCCGGCTCGGGGTTTGATAATGAAGATGATGCCACGACCCTCACGGGCACTCAAAGGCAATTATATATCACCCTCACGGGCTTTTGTAGTCAAACGTTTCATTTACGACACCTCTTGCAAGGCCTTTTATTACGACAGTGCCTAAGCACTTGCGCCGCATTGCAATACCACTTGCCATTTTGGGCATTGGCACGCTTTTCCGCCTCTATCTCTCCATCGGCGATAAGGCGTTCCAATCTTTTCGTCCCTCCGACTATTTTAGCCGCCGTGTCTTTGCAGAAATAATGCCCGTTCATTTCGATCAGTATGTTTTCGAGCAATATCTCCGAGGGATTGACCGAGGTTATAAGACGCTTTCCCATGATCATGCAGTTCTCGTTACTTCAACGCACTTATTATCAAAATCTATCCTCGTTTTCCACCGTTGACCGGCCATGCGTTCCTGCACAAGTGAAGTGCTCGGCGTCGAACGAATAGAATTGTAATTGTATTTGTCTGCGGGAAACCTTACAACGTCTCCGACATTCATTCTTCTGAACTCATCGGCAATGCCGAGGGTTGCAATTTTTATTTCTTTCTGTTCCATACTCTTTTGATTGTTGGAGCGGCAAACGGTCTCGAACCGCTACCTTCCGGCCATAATCCGGACGCTCTCCCCATTGAGCCATACCGCTTTCTATATCGTAAGCCGTAGCTTATGATGTTCATAGACTCAGCCCTTTTGCCACGAGTGGGCTTTCTCGCTCCCATTTTTCGGCATAGGCTTATGGGAGACTCGTCCTATCGAATATACGGCCTACCGTACATTCTCATCGTCGCATCTGCATCGCCTCGGCAATCGTTATGCGACGGGATATACAATACGTCAAGGTACTCTTCTTCGATGGAGGGAAAGGCAGGATTCGAACCTGCGACCTGCTGCATCTCGGCCATCAGGGTGCGCACCGCCGCTCTATCCGCTGAGCTACTTTCCCATAAATCCCCATGAGGGGCGGGGCTCGCTCGCCCCTTGACTTGCCCGCGCCCGGACATCATTACGGTTGGTCTGACTTTGGCGGTCAACGGCCGACAGCATCTATGATAGTTGCTACCGCTTTCAGCTGTTTTTTGAGCTTTTCAAGCTCTTCGGCTTTCACATAGTACCACTGCGAGTATTGTTTGGCTTCACTCTTCGCCACATTCAATTCTTCCGAGAGTTGTTCGATCGTTTGATTCAAATCGGCATCAGGGTTCTTTGTAACAGATGTTTCCTCGAATTCGAGACCGTGATCGGCGATTATTCCGCGTATCTCATCGACAATACGCACTTCATCGGTGTCGATCGTTACAGAAATCGTCTGAGTATGGGGATCGATTGTCAGGATTGCCCCACAGTAGAGGATATGACCGGCGAGGGCTTCGTAAGAACTTTTGCTTTTCGCCTGATAGCGATAAATTGTTTTCATTTCACTTGGTTTTATTGGTTTGACTTTGGGCGATATTGGTATTTCGGAAAAATTTTGAGAATACGACGTTGTGCATGAACGACGACTTTATTTCCATCTGTCGATGAAAGGTTACCCATTTTGTGGATCGTGAACTGTATGTAGTTCTCGGTCATTCTCGCATCATTCGATACAACCCATTTTTTCAACTCCTCCAAATAGCGGGAGACAAGGGATAAAGTCGCGAGTTTTTCCAAAGCTTCATCGTATTGCTCCTTTGTGGTGTTGAGCAATTCGAGATACCGCTTGCATAATTCCTTCTCTTCATTGGCAGCATCAATCTCCGAGTTAAGGTCTGCAAGTACGGCTTTGAGATTCATTTCATTTTGGCACATAAGTATCTAATTTGTTGATTATAAACTTTGTCCTTTCAATCGCATTCACTATATTTGTTGTGTTTGATTGAAGATGATGCAAATATAATCACATTTGAAATAATTATTATTCTATATGTGATTATTTAACTGTTTTTATATTATATATATGATTGATCGAATTAAAGACATTATTAAGTTCTCAGGGCTTTCTGACCGAGCCTTTGCATTAAAATGCGGGATAAACCAACCAACACTTTTTAACCAATTAAAAGGCATTCGCGCAATTAGTTTAGATACGGTTCTTTCTGTATGCAAGACATTCCCAGATGTTTCTGCCGAATGGTTACTCCGAGGAGAAGGCGAAATGTTCAAATCACAAAGTCGGGAAATGGAACGTATAAATAAACTGGTAGACACAATAGCCACGCTACAAGAATCTATCAATACCAAATCAGAAACGATTGCAATACTTAATGAAAAAATAAAACAACTCGAAAGCCAAATCAAAAATAAACCATGATACGGATAGTATTAACCCTACTTTGTACCACTATCATTTTTCTATCATCTTGCTCTGATGAATCAGATACAGCATATACTGGCCCGTGGGAAATTGAATATAGAGAATTTTTTGAAGGCACACACAAAGATTCTCCCCAATTTAAAGAGTGGTTTTATAACCACCGATCTGGTAAAATATATTTTCGGCTTATACTAAAAAGTGGTACTTCTTGGGACGCATACGATGCCGAAGCATGGGGCTTCTTCTATTCTGATTACGATAAACTGATGGCAGGTGATATAATATGGGTAGAAGTTATCGAACAGGCGACAGAACAAGAAATGCAGGCCCGCATAGACGAATTTGAAGCATTCTCTGAACCCAAAGATAAAGACGGTAACTATAAAATCTGTACCGCACATTATGTAAAATATATAGAATCCAACGAATAAAAACGATACAATATGGTACGGACTCTCCTAACGCTACTCTGTACGGCCCCTATTTTTCTATTATCATGTTCAGACGAAACTGAAACTGCATATACCGGTCCGTGGGAAATTGTATATGAGGAAGTATTTAATGGCCCACATAAAGATTCTCCGGAGTTTAGAAAATGGTTCAACAAGCACCGTTCAGGTAAAATGTACTTTGACACAAAACTTCACAATGGGAATTTATGGACTCAGTACGGTATTGCAGCCGAAGAATTTCACTACTCAGATTACGACAAATTAATCTGGGGTAATATAATATGGGTAGAAACCATTGAACAAGCAACAGAACAAGAAATGCAGGCTCTCGTAGACGAATTCAAAGCTTTTGCAGAACCAGAAGATAAAAACGGCAACTACAAAATCTGCACTGCATTTTACAAAAAATATATACAAACAAAATGA